GAAGGCTGAAAAATTCTATTTTTCAGCCTTTTCCATTGTCTCGTACATATCGCAGAGAGCCATTTGCAGATCCGTAACCTGGCTTTCCAGGCCTGCAATAGTTTCCTCCGCTGTTGGCTTGTTTTTCTCCGCTTCATAAGCAGCCTGTCCAGCCTCATACAGCTTTACCGCCTCCGCATATGTATCAGGCACATCCGCCACCTCAATGCCGTCCAGCCACTCATAGTCTGCGCTGTCAAGCTCCGTGACCACACTGCCCTCATGATTCGCCGCAACCGCTTCCGCCTGCTCCTGGGTGTTGCAGCACTCAGCCCTGAGCTCCTCCACAGGCCCGCCGTGGTCATCTGGCCACGGCCTGGTTTCAGTGTACTCCACCTTGTACCTGTGGATCTGTATCATTCTTCCGTACAGGGTAAATGGATAGTACATAATAACCTCCTATTCGAATTTGTTATTAATAAAAGTATTGTCTCTGCCACCTTCTACAGTATAGTTTTTGTCCAGAATATAGTTATCCGCTACAAAGCCATACCGCAGGTTGGTACAATAGATTGAGTGTGCTGACGCATCCCACGAAGATGTAAAAAAAGTATTGCCGATGATGCTTATGCGAGTGCTGCTTGATACTGTCAATGCGTTCCCGGTTGAACCAGTCGTAATTTCTCCGCTGCTGTTAAACACGGACGGAAGAGAATAATTTCCGATAATCTGCAGCCTATTGCAGCCGCTAAAATACATCGGGCAAAATCGATTGTCCTCACTGGCCTGTTTCGGGAAAATGAAATTATTCGCAAAAACGGAATCACTCGTGCTAAAGGCCTGCATTGCCATCGAACTGCCTGAACAAATTATATTGTTTTGGAAGAATACAAATTTTGAATTTGGCTCGCAATAAATACCGTATCCGCCATCAATATAATTGTCATGTATATGTGTAACCTTTGGAGACACAGTTCCCCTGGTATAGATAGCAAAACGAGTATTAAACATGCGAATTTTGCAATTTTTTATAGTGGTAAAGTCGCTCGAAACGATTTCTATTCCGTGCGCATTGTCTCCCCCGCTTATCCCCAAATCACAAACAATTCCGCCAATATTACAAACTACCATTGCTACAGCCGAAGGAAATGAGCTGGTAGCAGCTAGTATTGTGGAGTCTCTACCATTTCCCCTCAACATTATGCCATGATCGCTTAGGCCAATAGATCCGGACAGATTATATGTGCCGCTTAGTAGTCTAACTTCTCCGCCGCCAGTACCAAGAGCATTTATTGCCGCCTGAATCTCCACCTGGTCATCCACACCATCGCACAGATAATCGCAATCCGCAGCCATCCACCCTGCGGTGCTGGTGCCGACTACCTTACGGCAGGTGCGCTTCCCTCCTCCTACAGCGCCAGCCGGCACCCGCATAAGCTCATCACCCTCAACACCCAGCAGGAAGTCCGAGCCCTCCGGGATCGCTTTTTCATAGGCCCCCAGCAGGTCGAACTTGTCCAGGCCGGGTACATTGATACTTCCGTATGCCATTTTTTCAGTCCTCCTATGGATTGTTATTTTTTCGGGCGGCAAACCTGATAGAGCCTTACTTCAATGTGTTTTCCAGCATTTCCGGGACTTCTTCATCTGTTGCGGCCATGCTCCCTGTATTGGCGGAAATCGTACCATCTACGGAAATGTCCACGTCAGAACCGATCTTCATCCCGCCCATCCGGGTACAGGTGTCGACCGTCAGGACATAATCACTGCCGCCGGACGATTCGCCGGAACCATGCGCAGCGCCCTCAGACAGCAGCGTGACGGTGGCGATCATATCCGCCGCGGGAATTTTCTTTGCCCATAGCTTGATTGCCCTGTCCTGCACTTCCACGCTGGAGCAGAGGCCGACGGCTCTTGCCGTCTCTAGGGAACCGGGCTTCAGGGAGACGACCGGAGACATCTGAGCAGCTGCTGTTTCTACCGGGACGGTGGTGGCATAGGGATAGGAGCTCATTGTGGTATCCGCTTCCCAGCCTTCTGCCGGGATAACGATGTCCGTAATAACCACGCCGGGCAATGCACGGGAAATTGCAGCAACAGCTTCTCGCATGCCGGCATGAGCATTCGGGTCATTGTCATGTTCAAAGATCGTTTCTTGCAATGTCTCCGCAGAGACGTAAGCGGTTCCGTCAACAGTGACCGATATATTGGCTGACTGGCTATACTCAATCAGGGCATAGAATTCCATAAGAAATTCCGGGATATCGGTTTCCGATGGGATATCCACTCCCTTGCTGTCCTGAAGGATAGCAAACAGTTTTTCTTCTCCACCTTCCAAATGCGCCCATACGCCCACTTGATTCAGGGTGTATCCCTGTTCCAGTCCAAAGCTGGTAATCTGGATTTTAAGCTTTTTCCCGGCTTCCGCATTGATCAGCGCCACCAAAGACAGTGCCTGCTTCTCGTTCGCCAGACCGGTCTGCATCATAAGAGATGCCGGAGGCACAATGCCGGATCCCCCGGAAGCACCGGAGATAATCAGGCGTTTTCCCGCAATAGATTCTGCCAAAAGAGCCAGACCCGCGTTTGTAATTGCAACGTCACCCCATGTCATTTTGCATTCGCCTCCCTCTGTGTACTCAGCGGCATACCATAGGCATGCAGGGTAGTTCCTATCTTCATGCGTGTGCAAAGGGCAGCGGCTCCAATCCGTGCCTTTACCGCCCCTTGCGCATTGACAATGTACTCTACACCGTCAAGGTGAGAACGCAGATTTTTGTAATACTGAACCCTATCCAGCACACGGTTATGCTTTTCTGGCGCAACTCCCTCATAAGTCGCATCTAAAATCAGTTTGAAATGGTAAGGATCCCCGCCATACTCCCACCATTCTTTGACAACGGTTTCTGCGTATATGGCGGAGATTGCTGTTTCCACAGCATATTTGGTTCCCAGCTTCCGATGTACATTCCAGCTTGCCTTGATCGTTCGCCTTTTCTCTTCCAGGGTATAGCCGTAGTCATACCAGTCCACCTTGAAATCATAAGCGATAGCGTCCAGCACCGATTCAGGAAGAATATCGATATTGGCATAGATAACGTCAAGCTGGGTCTGCCTAGCAGTGACACTCAATTCATTGGCAATTACCTGAGCCAAGGCAACGAGCGTTTCATCATGCTGCAGAACGGGAGGAAAAGATTGCAGGAAATCCGCCTGATAGACGTTTTCAGTCATCTTCATATCCCCCGTTCTGTATGGATTCTTCCGATGATGCCACTGCAACCTGAACAGCAGTGTTGTTTCGGCCATCGCCGACAAGAACAAATGCCGGCTCTCTGATTTCAGCCCGCTTTACGCCGGCCTGCTTCAGCAAATATAAAAGCTGGTCAGGATTGATATCCCGCCCCAGCTTCTCGCTTTGCCACGCTTTGTATTTATCGACTGCATCTATTACTGCAGCCGCTACGCTCTCCGCATTTGCATCAGCGGGAACGTAATAGGTCAGGTCTATGCTGTACTCAATGGTCTCAGGCGCCAAAACCGTTACGTGATCCGTAAGCGGGCGCACCGAATCATCATTGAGCGCCGCAAGCACGGTAGAAAGCATTTCTTCATTCGGGAGCTCGCCGCCTTCCAGCAGGAGATAAACATCGACACAACCCGGTGTAGGAGAAATAGCTTTTACATCGGCAATGGCACTGCTTACCGATTTTGTGAAATACTCATACCCGCCTACAGGGCCGGCAGTGGAATAAGTATCTTCACTTGCCCGCATGCGCTGGTACAAGCTTTCATCGCTTTCCTCCGAAGCTCCGCCCTGGCTTGCAGTGAGGTTTTCGCAATGGTCATAATAGGGAAAGCCGTCCACCAACTGGGTGAGCTGTCCGGGCAAGATTCCGTTCCCGATTTCTCCTGCTTCCTGGCACATTGCCGTAACGTCAACAAATGAGGATCCTGCCGGCACATAAGCTGTCGTATCCGTTTCAAACACCAGACCATTGGATGTGGTTATGCGGGTTCCTTCAGGTATCAGCTGCGCATTTTCCAGAGCTGTACTGAAATGGAACCGCATGACGGTTGTGGCTGACGTCTCCGGCAGACGAGAAACATTATGGAACAGTTCGGCCTGTGCATCAAGCTTTTCTCCCTTGGCAAATTTGGGGATATTCTGCCGAGCCGATTCATTGATTAGCACCCGTAATTGAACAATAATTTGTGCCGCCCAGAGCAAAAACAGTCTTTCAGGATCCGAAGGGAATAAAGTTCTACCGACTATTTTTTCAAAAGCAACTATTAAGGCTTTTTTTACAGTCTCGGTATCGGTATCAACGAACTGTAACTCAGAATTACTCATTATTTATTTCCACCTCCACCACAGGAATCATTCGTCCCGGATTGTTACTATCAAACTCAAAGGTTGTATTTACCACCGTAACCCTCGGCTCATACATGGGAATAACCTCATTCACTTCTGCCACGAGAATTGCTTCCGCAACCGGAGCAGGCTTATCCAAAAACGCCATTGGAAGTCCCAGGTCTCGATCCAATGGCACACTTCCTTTGGGAGTAGATAGCAACACCGCAATGTTTTGCAAAATCTCTTCGATCTCTGTTTCTGGAGATAGATTGATCTTGCTAATAACATTTCCTTTCACAACAAAGCTCACACACATCACCGCCCAGAGTAAGATTTCAGGGTAACAGATGCCGTAGAAACCACCAAATTGCCATTGTTATCGAACCACTGTAGTCTCTGCTTTACGTTATCGATCACCCATCTGTAAGTACCATACCCTTTCCCGCCAATGCAAAACAATAGCTTTTCACCTTTACGGGTAGCATACAGCAGTTCTTTGACTTGATTCATGGGTTTCACTCCGAGAAACGCCGAAAAATACAAATCAAATGTGATAGTTTCAACCTCATTTCCTGTAAATTCCAAAAGCACAGAACCCAAATGCCGCTTATGCTCTCCGAACCGGGAAGAACATGTCCATTTTATATTGTCGAGCGTGTTTACAGTATCTTGTGAAACCGAAAAAATGATTTTGTCCCCTAATGATCCCATAATAGGCATTTACAGCCCTCCTAAAATATATCCATCTGCATCTTCCATGGGAAGATACAGGCAAAGAACCATTTGTCCAATGCAGGGATACCAATCTGTTTTCATCTGATCGGCAGACTCTACCGGACGCCGGAGAATAATTAGGTCCCCGGACAGCATGTTTTCCATATCCGGGTAGAACACTCTGGCAGTATTGCCACTAAGTGAGCTAATCCGGCCTATACGCACCATACCCTTAGGATCTGTTTGCATCAATATCCCTCCAACACTTTTCGGAGTTTTACGGTTGTGGTATATCCGCTACCACCAACGCTGTGCTTTGCTTGGCTTATGATATATTTTCCAGAGTACAGACCCCAGTCCTTCAGATTAACCGTAACACCGGCAACCAGGGCGGAATCTCCCGGAAAGGTGAAATCAGCGGTATACTCATACTTATTCTTCAACCTCAGCATTTTCTGAGCAAGAACCTTTGCTTCTGCCGCAGAGTTTACTTTGCGGCGGATCTCCAAAACCTGACCATCTTTACTACTGGCTTTTTCTTCCGTTTCCGGAGTATAGGTATACTCAATCGTTTTTCCGGAATATGGATCAGTATACTTTACATGACACGCAGAATACTGTGTATCATTTTTTCCGGTTCTAAATTTGTACTTGATATACTCTCCAGTAGCGCCCCTTGAAACGGTTTTTACCGGGTCCTTTGCTTCGTATGCCGATTGATCGAAAAGAATCAGAATATTTGCAGATGCTTTCAGGGATATTCCATATTTCTCACACAGTCCCTTGAGAACAGCAATATCTGATTGTTCTACCTGTTCAGCTCGAAGTATCTCAGGGTCAAATTCGGATTCATACAGGCAAGCCATTCCATTTTTTTGAGCGATTTCCGCCGCTATTCCGGATAGCTTATAGTTCTCCCAAGCTCTGCTTTTGCGCACTTGACGCACAGACGACTTGAACGGGAGAGCAGTTGCTTTGAAAACTACTGTGGCCGGTGGACCTGAATAGTCTATGCTATCAAGCTCAAAGGCGCCGCAGTCCAATACCGAATCTTTACCGTCATCCTGCCAGTTCTCCCTAACGATTGACGCTTGTACATGCAACCCCTTTATGCTTTTTTCTGTAAATCCAGATTGCTGAGTTGCAGCAATACCCGCTTTTTGTACCTGAGATACGGCAAACCACCCCAGTTGTCCCACATGGATAGGGTAAGGTATATCGTTTCCGAGATTAAGGTGAGTAATTGTACCATGGAAGTTTGCAACTGATGATCCCGGATTACCGCTTCCATAACTGGAATACTGTGGTCTGCCGTTCACGACAACCGCATCGCCTACACTCCAATTATTAGTGCCAGGCATTGACTCGGTGGCTCTCCGGAGATAGCTTTCCATCACATATGACTGCTTCCCGGAGTATGTGATAGTTGCCCAGCCGTCTTTGATGGACTGTACGTCCACCAAAGACCCATAAGGCAAAACCCCATATTTGCTATAGCTATCTCCAGGGCCACTTCGGACATTTAGGCCGCTGTTAGCTACGACTTTATAGGCAGTTCCTAAAGATTCCCGTTGCACCGCTACTTCTGCGGGAGCAGCTGCAGCAGCAGTTTGCACCACAGTGTCCAACCACTTTTCTACCCAGGTGCCGTCACGGTCATCTATTTTGATTTGCAGATCGTCAGCTTCGTCCGATTCATTATCCGTGTAGGACAAGTCGATCAAACACCGATTGATCTCTTTGGTGATATCTACTCCGCCGAACACCACCGCAACTTTTGTCCGGCGAGCAAGATTCTGACTGCTCATCCTTTCGCCTTCTTCCAAGGGGGGAATACATCTTCTAAGTCATCTACGGAAAAATCTGGAATAAGAATTCTGATACCGGCAGGAAACGCGAAAACCTCCCGGTATGTCGCATTTGCAGCTATCAGCTTATCTGTACAAGCAGTAGATCCCGTAGCTTTATAAGCGATCGTGTCCCACATATCACCTTGTTTGGTAACATATACGCTCATGTAAAGCTGACCCTCCTTGCATCAATTCCGATTTCCTCAAGCTCTTCTCTGATCATCTCTCGCAGGGCCACATCGTGCTGTTGCAGCTGCTCTTCAATTTCCTGGCTATTTTCTCTGGTAGTCTCAATGTGATAGGTGGGCTGGATATTGATGGTCACTCCACCACCAACCGAAGGAGTAGCAGACACTATAGGTGTCTCTGAGGATCGCATAGATTGTAGGTAGGCCATAACCTGCGGCGCCAGCATTGCCACGGATACATCATCTTCGGGTACATATTCCTGCATAGCCTTTCGATTCTTCAACGCCTCAGTCTCCGTTGCCGTCATTACCCGTTCGCCGCCATTAAAGAAAACCAGCTCCGGACCTTCCTCGCCCACAAGAGCGATACCTGATTCTGCGCTTTGGGTTCCTGATGCGTACTTTCGAGGAGGCGTTGTTCCAGATCCGCTACCTATTGCGTTGCTGGCTGCATTGGCAATATTTGCATACGCCTGAGACACTCGACTGAGGATTTTGGGATCCTGGGCAGCAGAAATGAATCCCTCAATGGTGTTGTAACCGCTTTCTGCTGCTTCTGCGTTCAAGTCCATTTCACTGATCGTGGTTTCAAGCTCGGATTGCAATGCGTCCATAGACTCACTGAAATCAGTCTGCATTTCGGCAACAGTCGTGGCAAATTTGTCTTTTCCCTCTTCCACCTTGCCAAACGCAGCGTTCAGTTCCTCGATTTTACCGCTTCCATTATTAACGATTTCCTGCAAATAAGCAGCGCTTTCCACACTGCCGTCGGACAACTGAGCAATAAGACCTTCGGAAAGCCCCATTGCAGCAGCTTTTTGCAGATTCTCGGAATAAGTCGCCATATACGATGCCTGGGATTCCAACGATGAAATCATACCAGACACCGATTTTTCCACTTCTACAGCTACTTTGTCAAACAAACCGAATGATCCACTGATACCAGAATAGGCAGATTCATACGCTTCCTGATATGCCTCTGCCAACTCCTGAGCTTTTTCAATAGCTGGATTCAAAGCTTCTGCCAATTCTAAGGAAGGAGCTTCTGCTTCGGCAGATGCTTGGGAGTATTCTGCTATTTCTTGACTGAGCTCTTCTATTTGCTGAGTATTACTTTTCTCGGCGGTGGTTGCTTCTTCACTGGCTGTTTTGGCCTGATCCAATGCAGCTTGGGCATCCTCTACTGCTTGAGCATACTGACGAGTAGCCTTTACTTGTTCTACATCATATGGATTGTAGTTATCACCACGGGCATTTTTCAAAGCTGCTTTTGCGTTGTCAAGCTCTTTCTGCCTTGCTTTCAGTTCAGCCTCAGCTTTTGCAGCAGTAGCCTCTAGCTCGCTGCGCTGTGCCAGAGCTTCTTGCAGACGCGTATAGTCTGCTTCATTTTTCTTTCTCTCTGCTTCGGCCGCTGCAACGTTTCTGATGGCTTCTGCGGTTAGGTTCAAACTATCTGCTTCAGCATTGTATGACAGACCAAGATTTGGTACCGATTCATTGAGCATATCTACAACAGTGAGAATTTCCTGTTTTGCGGCAACGCTCTTCCGCTCCACAGAAATTAACCCCTGCAATCTGGAAATCAAATTTAGATTACTCTCAGATTCCTTATCAATTTCCTCAATGGTTTTTTGATACGCTTCTACAGATTCCTGATATGCCCCTAATACAGCTTCCTGTTCTGCAGCCAATTCTCCGACTGTCTGCTTGTTTTCCTCGTATGACTCTGTCAGTTCGTCAATTTCCCGCTTCAGAAGCTGTGCTTCTACACTGGTTTCCTGATGTAGATTGCACATCTCTTCATACCTGACATTTAATTCTTGTAATTCGTTATACTGCTCTCTCGATGTAGCTGTTAATTCTTCCTGATCATTTTTTGCTTCCGACAACATGATTCCCAGGGCTGCTGCTGCAGTAGTGAGACCTATAAAGGCTCCTATCAAAGCAATAGCGGGATTAGATATCATGCTGGCGTTTAGGGCGTTTTGGATTGCAGTGGCAGCCTTGGCTACAAGGATATATGCTGCTAACGCAGCAGCTACAGAGCCAGTGCCTATGGCCAGAGCAGTAATCACTTTGATCACTGCGGGATTTGCTTGCAAAAAGGCGTTAATTTGAGAGAGCACAGCTGCTCCGGTTCCGTATAGTTCCTGTAATGTGGGAGTAAACTGCTCTCCAACGGTGGTCTGTACCGCTTCCCATGCCGAATTGAGCAAAGTAAGCTGACCGTTCATGTTGTCGAGCTTCACATTTGACATGTGCTCGGCGGCGCCGCTGCAATTATTGATACTGTCCGTCAGCTTGGAATAGTCCGCATCTGTCGCATTCAGAATTGATAACAGTCCGGCATATCCACGCTGCCCAGCAATCGCCATGGCGTTGTTTGTGCGTTCCGCAGCTGTCATCTGCTCAAAATATCCGCGCAGGGTATCAATCGTGGATCCCCAGCTCATCATCGTGCCGTCTGCCTGCACTGCGGAGAATTCAACCTCTCCAATAGCTGCACCAGTAAGCCTGACACCTTCCAGGAGGCCATTAAACGTGTTGCGCAACGCCGTGCCAGCATTGCTGCCTTTAATACCGGCGTTCGCCATAAGGCCCAACGCCACAGAGATGTCTTCGATGGAATAGCCTAAGGCTCCCGCTACCGGCGCCGCATACTTGAAAGACTCTCCCATTACGGACACACTGGTATTGGCATTGGTGGCAGTAGCAGCCAGGACGTCCGCATAACGGTTTGTATCTGCCGCTGTGAGACCAAATGCGGTCATGGAATCGGTAACAATATCCGAAACACGGGCAAGGTCCTCACCGGACGCCGCTGCCAGTTTCAACACGCCGGGCATACCTGCAAGCATCTGCTGGGTATCCCAGCCAGCCATCGCCATGTAACCCATGGCATCGGCGCTCTCTTTGGCTGTAAACTTGGTTGTTGCGCCAAGCTCTTTTGCCATGGCGGATAGTTCAGCTATATCTTCTGAATTGGCTCCAGAAAGGGCCTCAACATTGGACATGGATTCTTCAAAATCCCCAGCAACGGAGACACATTCCTGATACCCTGCGGCAATCTCTTTGAGAGCGACGACAATTCCTGCAGCTGCCAAGGCAGATTCCACGGACTGTACTGCATCTACAGACTTAGAGCCAAAGGCATCGGCGCTTTCTCCGCCATCTCTGAATCCCTCTGCTACTCGCATTTGCTCCTGCTGCAGCTGAGCATATTCAGCTTCCAGTCGCTGACTTTCTCCCGTGAGATTTTCGGTATTTACACCGGCCTTTTGCAGGGAGGCGCCAAGCTGATCCAGCTTGTCTTCCTGCCGTGCAATGGATTCGGTGGTCTTCTCAATCTGCTTTTGCTTGGAAAGTAGTTGATTTTCAAGAGACGCAGAGAACCCTTCTGTTTCGGAAATCTCCCTTTGGATATTGTCATACTGCTGCTGTAGCAGCTGGAGTTTATTCCTTGTGTTTTCAAGGGCGGTTTGCTGCTTTTGGTAAGAAGCGATATCTGACTGAGCCTTATTAAGAGCCTGGAGCCCATTTTGCATTTGGGTAAGGCTGGCTTGAGCTGATTTAAAAGCACTGCTATAACCGCTATTAACCTGTGCATTGAGCTTAAATAGCATCTCATACTCTTTGCGGCTCGCCATATCCTCACTCCTTTTTCAACATTTCCTGAGTTCTATTTGAATCCTTGATCCACTCTTTCAGCTCCGGCAAAGGTAAATCCAGCCAAAAAGATACTGGCGTATTATTTGCCATAGCCAAAAGAAGGCACTGCCTCCGCAGCCATGATGGGAAATCTTCTAAATCAAGGCTGCAGAGGGAATAAAATTTCTCGTTTTTGCAAGAATCGTCTCAAAGTCCCGGTAGGGCATCGCCTCAAATGCGTCTGCACCAAGCCCGCAGGCTTTGGAGGCCAGAATCATCTGGTAGTGCGGAGAGGTTCTGGGAGACATGATGATAATCCCTTTGGACTGGAGTTCCGAATAAATGGAAAGAGAAGTCTTTCCTGTTAACTGCGTAAAATTGAAATCCAGCGTTTCATACGTTTTGCCCATCCACTCAAAGGGCTTGCTGAAATGATGCCGATAATCCACTTCGGAGAGATCAGTTTCCAGCTCTTTCTTAACTGCATCGGCATTGACATCATCATTGATGGGGGTAATATTTTTTTCGCTCATTTTCTTTTCTTCCTTTCGATTTTTTGAATTGGATAAAACACACCGGCGGGGAAATCTCCCCGCCGGCTGCCTTATCTGTGTGGTTACTTGCCGATGGCGTTACGCACTTCGGCAAGATAGTCTGTTCCGTTCACAAAGTAAACGAAGTTGTACGGATCGATCTCCAGCATCTTTTTCCCATTGATATACGCTGCAATATAGCTTACAGAGTATTCGCCGGAAACATCTGCGGGAGAGGCCGGCTTCAGGGTACCAAGCCCCAGCTTCTTGGGAGTTACAACAACGATGTACTTTACGACAGGTTTTGTAATCTCCCCGGTAGTGACATCTTCCTCCTGCTGAACCGCTCGCAGATCCAGTGTGTGCCGGCGGGGCTCCGCCAGCCGGAAAGACGTTTCTGTCACCGTTCTGAAATTCATGGTCATAGACATAGCGTCCACAAAACCGAGAATGGAAGCTTCTACATTTCCGCTGATACCAGCACCAGATACCGTAGTGGTAAGGTTCGATACATCGGGCAGCTTTACTTCCGCCATTCCGTAGTAATCGGTTCCGTCCTCATAAGCGTCAAAGGTCAAAACAGATTCGCCGACTTTGGGCATATTACTTCCTCCTTTTTACGCTGCCAGAGCGGATTCGATATACGAAATATCGCACTCCAGCATAAAGTCGATTTCCTGCATGGGGATAGTGGGCATGAGGTAGATGTGGAATCTTGCGATTCCAGCCAGCAGGTCTTTCTGGCTGTTTTCATCGTCCCGGAATTCTACACGCCCACCGTAAATCTTTCCATCGCCGGTTAAGCCGTTGAGCCAGAGATTTACCGCATCCACGATACTGTCAATCAGGCGCCGCCGAATGCTCTTATCGACTTTGAACCAGTAAGTCAAAATCAGGCTCTTGGCTACCCAATCGAACATTCTGGAAACCGTGATATAGCTGTACCGGATATCCTCATTCTCGGGATAGCACGCCATGTAATTGCCCCATGCCACATACCCGCTGACGAAATTCAGGGCCGTAATAATCCCCATGGAATTGAGGAAGTTTGCCTGGGTGATGTCCAAGGCTACCTCGGTTCCATCAGACAGCACGATTCCGTCCGCCTGCATAGTCTTATTGGAAGGAGACTCACAAGGGCAATCCCCGTTGTCCCTGTCTACCTGCGCAATAACACCTGCCAGGTGAATTGACATGTGATACCGCTTCCCCGCCTGAGTGGCCATGGGCCAGCAAACCATCTGGTTTTTATCGGTAATCCCGTTGTCGTTTTTCCAGACGGGAACATCCTTGAAATAGGACACATTGGTGCAATCGGCATCGATCAGCGCCTTTGCCGGAAACAGCGTATTGATAGCTTCCGCCTTTGCGGCCATAACGGCAGCGACTTCCGGCTGGCAGCTCCACTTCGGAGCCAGAATCAAATCAGGAATGATCCGATACAGCGGAAACACACTATCTACCAGCTCAATGCCGCTGGACGTTTTGGCATCAGGATCGAAACCGCCGATGATGTCCTCCTTGGTTACGGCCGAAGGATCCACTTCATCGTAGGATACCGTGACGGGGGATTCGGTGTTGATTGCACCATCTTTCAGGGCATCAATCACCAGAATACCTTTTTCGGTATCATAGATGAGCTCGTAATCCTTGCCGCACACATAGGACGTATCCCCGCTTTTGACCGTTACGCTTTCCTTGATAGCCAGTGCAGAAATTGCCGCAGTGTGCCCGGTAAAGCTTACCTCCGCTTCCTGCCCGGATTTCTTATGCTTTTTCGGATCAAGGACATTGACAAAAACGACCGCACTACAGCTATACAGACGAAATAATCCGTCCATAGCTTCGCAGAGATCAAACTGATCCCACTCAGAGCTATAGCCGAGCTGTTCCACTGCGCTGTCATAGCTTTCGGCTAGTATCGGCTTGTTTACCGCTCCGGATACCGTGTGTACCGGAGCCGCACCGATCACGAAAGGAATGCCGCTCATGGCAGCAGCAGCAGGAGATTTGGAGCTAAACTGCATCGAGCGTACTCCATGGAAAAAATCTGACATGATGTATCCTCCTTATTTGGATTTGCTGAGAATCTTATAAGCAGCGCTCATTGCGTTTCCGCCAGAGGACAGCTCCCGCTTTGTTGCCGTCAGCTCGCTTACGGGAACGATCAGGCGCTTCACCTCCGGGTACCGCTCCGTGATGCTTTCCAGATTCTGGAGCACACGGTCTTTGCTGCCGATAAACACGCTGTTTGCCTTCAACAGACCAGCAGGTAGAGAAGGACCCACATAAATGTACCGTCCAGCAGCCTGCTGAACGGTACCAGCCGATTTCTTATCGGGTTTTACTGCCGGTTCAACCTTCTTCTGCCCCTCGGCAGTTTCTTCGACAGAGGGAATCTGCAGATTCTCATCGGCAATAGATTCTGCAACTTCGTTCTTTACTTTTGGCATAATAACTCAGGCACCTCCCTTTTGATGGTTGGCATCTCCCAGGTAGTCATCATTTCCCCAAAATAAAATGGGGCAGTGCTCCTATCCGGGTAAACAAGGTATTCCAATGGGGTGCGTAAGGAAAAACATTTTCCGATTTCCCTCACCCGGAGGAGTTCTTGCCGTAAACGAGTAATGACATTGAGCACATTGAGAGCTCCTTCACTGTCATCATCAGCATACACTCCCACAACGATTCTGACGTTGCAAGTGCTGTCCTCTGGATTACCTTCCTCCTGCTGATCGATGCCGTTTATCAGCTGCAGGAGAATGTAAGGCGCCTTTTTCGTTTCTGACTCTCTGTCTGGCAGGCGCATTTTCCAGACTTCGGGCGATCGTTCCCCTTCAGGAATTTTGGGGGACGGCACAATCGGCAGAATGATATCCTTTGTGCAACCCTCAGCAAATTCCTTCAAGCAGTCTAACAGGGCAATCGGTGTCATAGTCTAACCTCCATACCCATTCAGAATTCGAGTGATTTCATGCTCCAGTCTCGCATTCACGGTGTTCTGAGCAGCCTCAGACACATTTTCCAGCACGGATTCTTCCCGGATCATGTGAGCGATTGACGGACCGAAAAGCTGCTTGGAGCTGTCCCGAGCCGTTGTTTCCCGCTCATAGATTCGAGTACCGTACTTCAGATTGGCAACGAAAGCATGCTGAAGTTCAGAGCGGTTTCCACCCTTTTTTACAGATGCCGTTACCAAGCCTCTCTGACTGTACCCCACAGAAAAATCAATCAGAGATATCATGTGTCCAGAAAACAATACTGAGCCTGAAATACGACTTCCGTTTGCTTGCTGCACCTTCATGTTTCCCGCTGATTTTGCAGTGCCGGCACTGATATGGTAAGTCTGGGATATTGCACTGCCCGATTTTGCCCTCACCGTAGACAGTCCACGGTTGATCGCAGCAGATAAGGCTTTTTCTGCTCCGCTGGGGATCCCCCGAAGTAATTTTGATACTCGATCCACCTGCTCAGCTGTAATCTGTACCATCATTCAGAGACCGCCTCCAGTTCAACCCGCAGCATCCCCATTTCACAGACAGACGCGGCAACATAATATTGCCGCAAGAAAGCCGGGTACTGCTCATCGCTGACTTTGATCCGCTGACCCTTCTCGGGCTGATTGCCTCCCAGGTCTTCCATGGCACAATGCAGTACATGAGAAATCATAAAATTTCCCTGTGAGTGATCAGACACAAGCTGCCGGCGGTCCTTCTCTTTCATTCCAGAGATAACCACCGGCACGTCTTTATACGTCTCACCGTCATAGACAATGGTGCGAGTTTCCGCAAATTCGTCACAATGCAGGAAAACTCCGTGATTGTCTTTTGCTACCATGTCTTTGAAAGCACTCATACGATCGGATCCTCTGCTCCCAGATTGGGGGCAGCCTCGTCACCGATTTCTGTCTGAACCTCCACGGCAGATAACAGGTTTGCGATATCGCTCTTGTTTTTGCACTTGCTGATATCCAAACCCATATCCTCTGCCATCTTTTCCATGTTGGAACGAGTCAATCCCATCAGGCTATCGAAGGTCATGTGACCGTTGACGATTTCCACAGCGTCATCAACCTCGACTTCGCCGGTTTGCAGCTCTGCGGTGTCCTCGCTTTGGCCGTTCTTTGCCCCGATAGAGCCGGGGACGCAATCGGACAGAGTTCCACCCTCTACGGTGCGGTACTCCCCGTTTTCGGGCGTTGCAACGCCGCCATTTGCATATTCAGCAACCTTGGCCGCAACAAGATGTTCTTCAATAGCCGGATCTGCGGCAAAAATGCCGCTTTCGGGTGTCATGGTAGTATTCCCAATTCGGGTAACACCAGAAATCATTCTGATCATGGTATATGCTCCTTTCTATGGGTTATCAGCCAAACACCTTGACGGCAGAAATCCACGGGGTCATGGTCTGAGGCACAAAGAGAGGCCGGCAGGAAAGAATGGTTTCATCTGCAGGAGGCACAACGGTGCTCAAATGATTGGGGACACGCATTCCGGCATAGGTATGCCACTGGTTGTCCATCTCCTTCTGGGTCACAGCGCCATACAGTCCGCGACCGCAGTTGGGAGCGGTTACAATGGCACTGCCGTCTGCCAGGAAAGGCTTTTCATTCTTTTTGTGATCGGTAAAGACGCCATCATTCACCAGAATGTCCAGCCAGCGACCGGCGAAGTTAAAGCGGCCAAGTTCGGTGACGTAGGGGGTCAGCGCTTCAGGATTGATGGCTCCAAACTGAGCACGGCGGTTATCCATCATGTAAAGAATCCAGGGATCCTCCATCAGGAATGTCCCCACGTCATTTGCCACCAGCAAATCCCTTGCCGGACGGCCACGCTTGGTAAGGTTCTTAACCATCGCCACGATGTCATAATACCAGTTGCCAGGCTTAGGAATGCCATTGGCAACAGTGCTGTGCTCCCATTCTGCAGCAGGAGTGAACCTGCCGGGGTTGTTTTTCTCATCATAGAATTTCACCGGCACATCTTCGTAGACCTCCGGGTCATCGGACTGATGGCGCATGACCGTTCCATTGTTGAGCATGGTGTCACAAGCCAGCCATTCCTCGGTGCGAGAAATACGGGTGGACAGATTGTGCAGATCGCCCATGAGCAGGCGCCGAGCACGTTCATCGGCCGTTACCTGGCTGAGAATGCTTTCACCGAAGCCACGTTTTGTAAGCTGATCGATGGTGGTGGGAATACTGATGGAAATGTTACCGGGCTCCAGCTCAGCGGTGCTATACCCGGTACGTCCCACAGGCAGGGCGCCAATGCGAGGCATCACAAAAGGAGCTGCGCCCTTTGTGTTCTCACGATAATCGGCCAGCACCTTCGATGTACCGAATACGTCCATCTCAAGGTTGGTGGGAAAATAGCGGCTCTTAAAGAACGTGGGCTCGGGATCGAGCTGTTCCACAGCTGCCAGCATATACAGAGTGTCATAAATATTCATGGTTTTCCTCCTTGTTAAGCTTCCATCATGTCAGTAAACACGATATCGTACTTCCGAAGAGCGTCCTTGTCTGCTGCAGACAGGGTGTGATCCTCGGCGACAATGACCGCATTGGGATTGAAATTGCCGCTACGGTAAGCCACAGCTGCAACCGCAGCGGCTCCGCTGGCATCAATATCTGCGGCAAGTATGGCGCTAGGATTGGCGTAGGTGGTCGTCGTTGCGGATTCCCCTTCGCCGGACGTCACCTTCTTGCCGCAGATGACATAGGTACCGTCTTCCTTTACCGCCAAAAGGGTGCCACGCTTGAGCAGCCCTGCCCCAGCGGCAACCTTGATCCCCATAGTCAATGCCCGTGGAAACAGGCGTGCAATCAGGTTGTCCTGCTCGCACTCGCCGATCTTATTTACCAGATTCTCACTCATGATTACCGGATCTCCTTTCTGCTTTCATTGAACGCTTTGGCGTCCACACGTGCCTGTTCAAGGGTGCAACCGTCGCCCTCATCGTTAGGGGAAGGTGCAGCACCCACGTTACCCGTGCCGGATGCTTTTGCGTCCTCTTTCAGTCCTGCCAGGAACTTTCCGCCCTGAGCGGCAGCTTCTTTGGCAGCACGGAATGCCAGTTCCTGTGCAGTGCACGGGTGCTCTCCATACTTTGCTTCCTGCACGATGGCAGGGTCGAACTGCGCAGCGATTTCATCGATTTCCTGAATACGTCTGCGCTCGGCGTCGGCAGCATTTTTTCCGGCTTCCTTTGTGGCAGCGCTACGGGCTCCTTCTTCGATCTGAGCAACCAGATCAGGGCTTTCCTGCCGCAGCTCGTCTACGGTTTTTGCCATAGATTTTTGACCTCCTTCTTGATTGCCGGAATCTTTTGCCGGCTGATTTTTATTTGCCTCAACCGCCGCTTTCGCTGCGGGTGTGACCGTAGGAATGGTGTCAGGAGCGAACATTCCGGGAGCAAGGTGCATTTGGCGCCCGCCGACAAAGAGCGTACGCCCGTCTGCACTTGCTGCGATGTTCAGCGGCTCGATGTCTTCCAGAACTTCATCGGCAAAGCCTTTTTCAACGGCTTCACGCCCTGTCATGTAGGTGGTGTCCGCCATCAAGCCAAGGATTTCGTCTTTTGACATTCCTGTTTTTCTGGCGTATATCTCCGCCTGCATTTTGTCCCATTCGTCCTGTTCATCGGCAATCTCTCTCAGCTCGTCGGCGTTATAACCGCCGAACATGAAGCCCCAGCATTTGTGTATCATGATGAGGCTTGACGGGTTTACTTTCACCGTATCGCAGGCGCACATGATGAGAGAGCCGCCCGACATTGCAACGCCGTCTACAATGCAGGTCAGCTTTGCGCCGGCTCTTGCCAAATCGCGGAGGCGATTATGTATGGTGTTCGATACGCCGGCATCTCCGCCGTAGCTGTTCATCCTGACGGTAATTTTCTTGCACCCGCTAATCTGCTGCAGGTCCTCCAGGAACTCAGAAAGCAGAATATACTGCCCATCAATGGGGTTTCCGTCCCAATCCGTGGGCTGTTGCTCATAGATATAGCCGTACATGGTGATTTCAGCGCTGTTCCCGTCCTTGCTGGCCATGGCGTAAACTTCTTTTTGGACATTTACATTTTTTCTAAAAGGCATTAAAAGCCCTCCTTCCAAATATCGTCTTCGGGATCACACTCTTTTTCCAGCCACTCTTTTAAGCCCTCAGCACACCGCTCGTCGCAGCGGCGCTCATATTCCTTCGGGCAAAAAGAGCACGCTTCATTTCCGATGCTGAGAATTACCCTTGCAACGGTTTCCGGGTCAACAAGCTGTAGATATTTCAGATTACTCATCGCCCTTACTTCCTTCCTCCAGATCATCTGCATCAATCTCAATATCCTGCGGCGCCGCACCTGCAGAGTTTAATACCTGCATTTCGTGGACAACCTGTTCGGCGTTCGTTTCCCAGTCTCCGCCGCCGATTTCCCGTGTCACCTGTGCATGCGTTTTAATACCTTTACTTGTGAGCAGTATTGCGGCCTTCGCCTCCTTCAGCGGGTCAAGCTGACCTTGCGTAGGTCCGATCCATTCAGCTCTCGCATAAGCTGCTCTGATAAGCGGGTCAGCAAAGAACCCGGGAGCGTTGATTCGGCCACGAGCAATTGCCTCTGCAAGCCAAATTTCGTAGATTGGCTGGCAAAAACTATTGACAAACCACTCTCGGCGCATTTTGAAGGCTTCCCATGCCTCCAAAAGAGCACCACGGCTGGCTGAATAGGAGCTGTTAAACTCCTTAATCAGGACATCGTAGGGCAATTCCAGCGCAGCGCCGATCTCTCTGCAAATGGTTTTGACAAAAACATCAAAACCAGAAGTAGGAATGTTTGGGTTTCCGAACTGCACATCTTCGCCCTCAGCCAAGACGTTGATCTGACCGGGACCCATTTCGTACTCATGGTCATTCTCAGAAACTCCACCGCTTGGGTTTTCCCCTGGTACATCAGCAAGCCCATCTCCCACCTCGTTGAACGGCATATTTGCTGGGTCTGTTTTCGTTACAATCCAGGCAGAAAAGAATGATTGTACCAAAGCCGCCATAAGCTCACTTTCTGTATATCGCCGGAGCTGGAGCAGTGTTTCGATTACGGGAGCAAGATAGGGAACTCCACGGTACTGATCTGCACGCTCACTGTCTGTCACATGTAAGATATTCGGCAGGCCGGTGTTGTTTCCATACGCAAGCACTCTTGCAGGCTTTTCTTGCTTCTTCGTAAGCTCATGGGGGTAATTGTTGTGGATGTAATAGGCCACAACCATGCCGCTGCTGTCCACCTCAACACCGTCATAGATCGCATTCCCGTTATCCTTGTTTACCCCTTCAGATAATCTGGATAATGTGCCGTTTATTGTAGGTGTGCGTATACGGTCTGCCTCAACCAAGTGAATTCTGAGAGAATAAGGGCTCTCCGGAATCCCCTCTTTGTGTTTCACGACAGCAAAAACATCGCCGTTCATCAGCCATGATTTTAGTGCAAGCTGCTGCATGCCCTGAAAATCATTCATGCCGATAGCATCACAGGCTCTCTTTTTCGACGCCCACAGTGCAAATTCCGCCTCTGTCTTGCGTTGCCACGCCCGAGCGCTTTCCTCGGTCAATCCCAGCAAAGACCTATCAATGGTGCTTTGCAGGGACAATCCCACGCCCACTACCTTAGTGCGTGTTGTATTTATTGCGGCAGCAGCCACCGGGGAGGACATATAAAGCACTCTGGAGCGCTGACGCAGCGTCATATTGTTCCAGTTAATATCCTCGTTTGGGCTTCCGCTGGACGCCGTGAACCCTTTCATAGATCGCTTCGTGAGACTGGCACCGGCTTCACTGTAGCCTTTGGCGTTTGGTGCAGTTGTCACTCCACGGATCTGATTCTTTTTTACCATGGGTACACCCCCTTGTTTGTAAAATAAAACGGATGTCCGGCGGCGAAAGGAGTGTGAAAGAAGCAAAATCACAAAACTCCGCCGGATCACCCGTGGCAAAAGCTCTTTCGAGCCAATACCCAATTACCAGTCTCTCGGCACAACGCCAAGAGCTTTTCTGGGGCGTTTCCCATCAAGCTGCCCCTGTAATTCTTCCACTTCTTGTTCGAGCGCATCAATTTCCTTTTTGAGCGCCGGAAGGTCAAATCTTGTCAACTGTCTATCATCAATGGTGTAAGATTTTACGCCGCCTTCCACCAAAGCAAGGTACGCTGCATAGAGCTTTTTCAACGCCTCTCGTCTGAAAGTCAGCTTTGCCTTAATCGTTGTCTGGTCTATCATGCTATCACCTACAATTCTCCAAAGTAGTCATCAATTCCTCGTGAGCGTTTTCGCTTTTTCTGCGGTACTGGTTTCGGAACCTGGATTGCTTTTTCTGGAGCTACAGACTGCCCCCTCGCAATTTTTAACTTTCGATCAATCGCATCGAGATCCTTTGGCATGGCCTTGAATGCCGCATTTGCATAGTTCCGTAAATCAAGCGGCTCGTTACGTTCATGGCCGGGTATCTTCTCCCATTGCCATGGTTGCTTATGATTCGACTTGTAAACCAAATGCTCTGACAGAAGCCCATGAAAATAGGCGCCGCCGTAATCATCACGCCGGGGAAAATGACAAAAGCGTGGACCCGGCGTTTGTACCCGCAGATTATCCATAATGACCTGCTTGCCTGCGTCTACACCAATTTGGTACTGCCAGCAATACCCAATGATTCTCTGATTAACCACAATCTTTTGACGCTTGGGAGCGTCCGTATAGGGCTTATCAGGACCGGGCATACCCTTCACACAGAAAACTTTTTTTCCTATTCTCTTCTGACACTGCGTCCTGACCTCCTGTGTAAAGTGTCCGCCTTCGTCCACAAATTTCATGGATACAGCAAGTCGTATCCCATCGGAAAAAGAAAGTACCCGGTCGAAAACAAGCTCATCGAGTTGTCTCCAAACTGCCTCATCATCTGGTCTACCGAATACAACACCTTTCTCAATCCCCCAGGATTCACCGAAATGACCATGACCCACAATTTCATATTCCATACGGTCATCTTGGGTGTCAACGCCGGCAGTCAAAACAAGCACACCGTCCGGCAGCTCTGCACCGTATTCCTCACGTCTGCCAAGAATGGTATCTTCATCTTCGATATCGCCCCGGTTCTCCCACAACTGGCCGAAGCAGGTGTTATAGACAACCTGCATTTTTCCAGTGTCACCTAATGCCTCAAGGTATTGCAGAACGATGGTATTCCAACTTTTCCACTGGCTCACAAAGGCATTTAACCAAAATGATCGTGTGCCATTTGCAAGTGCTGCAGGATTATCAGCCTCCCATTTGGCAGGTTGCCGCTTCATCGTGATTTCGTCCGATATGCACCCGCAACCCGGACAAATATACCATACGCTTTTTACGGTATAGGTCTTTGCCTTTGCCACTTCCTCTTCTTTGTATTCGTAGCGAATCTGCTCCCATTGGATTTCATGATATTCTCCACAATGGGGACATTTGGACTTCCAGCGCTCCATTGTCCCCTTGTTATAGGCTTTCTCAATATTGCTTGTGCCTTTGATGGTAGGTGTTGAAACCTCCACCGCCTTTGCATTATAGAATGTAGTCTGACGAGCCATGGCCAAATCCCACGGGTCACCTTCGTTTCCGGCGCTCACAGCCCAGCGGTCTCTTTCATCACCAAACACATACCGAATCGGCTTTGATGCCAAGGAATGGGCTTCCGTAGAGCCACATAGTGTCAAAATGCCGCCCGGATAGCTCTTTTGGAGTATGGTATTTGCGCTGTCCCTGCTCTTTTCCGGTGCCACTCTCTTTTTCAAGGTGGGGCAGTCCCGGATCATTGGGGCTATACGCAATTTGGAGTACTCTTTTGCGTCAACGCCAGTGGGGTGAACGAACAGCATTGAACCGGGGTCTTGATCGATAACGTAACCAATACAGTTATTCAGCACTTCGCTTTTTCCAACCTGTGAGGCCGCTACAACTACCTCATGACGTATTTTGGGGTCAGAAAAGGCGTCCATTATTTCCCGGAGATAGGGAGTGCGTTCAGTGCGCCACGGTCCTGGTTCTGCACTGCTTTCTGACGACAAGCGCCGGTTCTTTTCTGCCCACTCCGTCACTGTAAAATCTTTTGGCGGCAAAAGATTTTTATACAGTTTCGCACCCAGTCTGGCTGTTCGCTTAGGGATTTCTTTAGTCATCATCAAGCTCACGCTCCATATCCCATGCCCGGCGGTCGCGCACTCTTTCTTCGTATCGAGCCGGATCATAGTTATAGTCTGCAAGCTCTGTCATGATCTGGTGAACCTCTTTCTGGATAATTGCAGAAGCCTCCGCAGGGGTTTGAACTCCGGCAACGTCCACCGCTAGCCGTCCGGGCAATGCCAGCAAGGCGCTGCGCATAGCGAAAATCATATCGCCTACCAGAGCCTCAATATCTTCTTCTCTGTGCATTTTTCCCTTCAGCTCGTCCGCCTCCAACTTGGCAATGTCAGCTTTTGATTTCTTCAGCAGAGCGTCAGCGGCACGTTTGGTTCTCTCAATCTTCTTTTCGTCCTCGTCTTGTTTGTCATGTTCCTTACTTCCAAAATATCTTTGGATCGTGTCGATCATATTGTAAACGCTGTTCCCAGCCTTTTTTACCACACCGTCCTCGACAAGCCGCCGGAGATGACGGGCAGAAATTCCAAGAATAAGAGCCATTTCAGGGGGAGAAACAAGCGTTTCCTCTGTGATTTTTTGCTGATTCATCGCTATTTTCTCTCCTTTCCTCTCTTTTTTCTCTTTGGGACCGGACACAGCTGTTTTTTTCCATGGTAACTAGGCGTTTTTCGGGGTCGTCGAGCCCGCAGAGCATGGGGTGGGGCCGTCACAGTACCTTTTTCTGCGTTGCAACCACCCTATGCGCTGTTTTTTGGTGCGGCAAGGTTTACTACTTGCCTTTAATCCTAACCGCCTTATGCGAGCTCTTATGGCCGTTTCCCGCTGTTTCCTCAGCGAATCAGATGCGTGCGAGGATCTCAGCACGACTATAGGTCTTTCCTTGTGCCATCATGTTGATAAATTCTTCCTTGGAGAAATCAGACAACCGAAATATTTCTTCCGGCCGCATACCAAGCTGCTTGCTTATCTCTTTTACGTCTTTACCTTCGTCCAAAAGCTTCTTGACAATTGCTTTCATAGGTTCGAGGAGATGAGTGCCACGAGCACGGTTGTGCGTGATAGTTCCATACATATCCTCGGCTTCACTGTCGTGTTGTACGATTACTACCGGCACCTTACCGCTGAGCTTCGTTTTCAGCGGTTCCCGTCCTGAAACCGTCCAGCGGTGGAACCCGTCAATGATCGTGTAGTCCGGGCGGCATACAATGGGAAGCGTCCAGCCATTGGTGAGTATTGACTGTACCAGCAGCTTTAAGTTTTCCTCACTTACCTTGTTAGGGTTATAATCGTTTGCATGTAGGAGCTTACGATCCACCCATTGCAAAGACCCGAGAGGGGAGAAGAGGTCTATCTCAGCCATGTATCTCACCACCCTTCGCCCGGAACTTTTTGGCATAGGTAGCATAATCACCGAACACATTTTGATACACGGCTCGCAGGGTGCGAAGTTTGGGATCTCCGGCTACCAGCGCATCGTACATCTTTTTATAGTGTTTTGGAAGGGCCATTGCGTCAATCTTGATGAAAGCGTGCTTGTACTGCTTTCCGACACGACGTGTTGTTGGATTGGTAAAGTGCCGGTCAAATTCTTCAAAGAGCATCTTTCTCACCAGCTCCTTGAAATCCCGTTTGTCACCTGCCTCATTCTGGCGCCTGGTTTTGGAGCTGCGCTTGTACCATTCCGTATCCCAATAGAGCAGGGTCATGTAGGCATTTGGTTCCCGCCGTTCGATTCTTTGCCAAAGATCGGGATCTGTTTCAGCAACATGTTTTAGTCCCCGGAGGCTGTCACAGGCAAAGAAGTTGGAGATCCGAAGCGAATGGCGGTTTTCTCCGGCCTGGTATATCCACAGGTACGCTTCGGGAATATCCAGGTGATTATCTCGAATGTACATCCACACATCGTTGTCGGTCCAGTCGTAGATGGGATAGATGGTGTTCGAGCCAGTAATTCCCTGCCGGCCAATATTAAGTGTACTCATGTACTGGAGCCGCTGCAGTGATTCCGCAGCACGGACACCGGTCATCATGATTCCGTCCTTAGTAATCCGGGGAAGGAAGGTCTGATAGTTTACGCTGCCCACTTTCGTCATATATGGGCTAGACGTGATGGCGAAAGCAGGAGGCTTCCGCACCCACACATCTTCTTTGCCCGGCTCCCAGGTGATCCAGCTCTCATCATTCGTGAGCTGGTTAAAACAGGACACTTGCTTCAGTGGAAGACAATACCAGTCGAACTTGGCACCCGCCATGAGAAATTTCTTGCGCCAGGATTTCATCGCATCGATTGAACAGTCGTAAATCGCTTCTTCGTCAATGAAAATACAGGTAAGCTGCCCAGCGTCGATCTCTCCACGCTGAATCAGTTTGTACACAATGTCTGCCATGCAGATAGAGTCTTTGCCGCCTGACAGGCTCATATAAACCTTTACGCCATTGGAGAAAATGTTCCGTACCCTTATGAAAGCGGCATCGACACAGCTCATGGAACCCTTGGATCTCTTTACAGCCATATCTTCTCACCACATTTCGGGCAGACCACATACTTACCAACGGGCTGCGTATCCTCAGCGTGATCGGTATTTGCATCGGAGATGTCTGCGGATTGTGCTGTCCGCATTTCCTCCTCTTTTTGATAAGTCTCTGCGGCGCCGGTCATTTCGGATTTCTTTTCCTCGGTGATCAGACCGTAGGACGACATGATCTTGTCCACGTCTTCGGAATCTGCGACAAGAGAGCGAAGCAGCTCATCATCATATCCGGGGACATCAAGGTCATCTCCCAGCTCAGCTATCAGTTCATCGAACACCTTCAGATCATCAACGCCAAGATCGAAAATGCGATTATCTGCCATCATCAGCTTTTTCTTCTCATTTTCAGAAAGACCCTGAACGACATAGCAGTCCGCATTTTCTCTACCCATTGAAAGAAGCGTTTCGTACAGACCATTTCCGGCGAGAATCACGCCATTTTCATCACAAACGATGGGACGAATCTGCCCGAACATTTCAACAGATCGGCGGAACTCCGTAATCTGTTTGTCTGTATGCATGCGAACGTTCTTTTCCGGCCGGTGCAGTTCTGAGAGCTTTTTGGTGACGGTTTTCATGCCCTCACCGCCTTTCGTTTCTCCCAGATATGCCAACCAACGGCAACCAGGATTCCTGCACCAACAAGGTAAATGCGGATCGATGCCATGAGCGTCCACATGCCCATGACGCCGATGGGGACAAGGATATGCCACAACGTAATCAGAGCTACGTTGACAGCGAGACCAATTTTCTTTCCAAAGGCGATGTAAATGCTGTACATAGCAGATGAGAGAGTTGACGTGCCAATAATGGTAATCAGAATGGCTTTTACAACGCTCAGCGCCGGCGTAAAGTTCGCCCAAGCCAGCAAAAACGTGATTGCCATATAGATTCCAAAGAACACGCCGCCCAAGGTGAACGCTTTCTTCATGTTCACCTTGGCTGTTCCATCTTCGTTCTTTTCGTTGTAGGAAAGGATCTTAAAGAAATATGGATAGGTAAACGGTCCGGGGAGCAGCAAAACAGATTTCCAAATGCCCTGCCCCAAGTTTGCACGGTCAAATCCCATAGAAATTTCATTGAGATTTCCCCAGGAATGGAACAGAGCAGCGACGGTGACAGCCAATGCAAGCAGATATACGATGATCCAGCCAAATCCGTCTGTCAGTACGTTTCGGATCATACCGAAGCGGAACAGGATAATCAAAAATACAACTGCTTCCACATACGCAATAAAGGTGCCTCCGACCGTTCCGATCGGCGTATCAGCAAATACTGCCTGCATTCCGTTCATTGATAACCAACTCTGGAACACACACATCACGCCGCAGACCCACATCATGGGCCTGGAGCAAAACACATCACGTACCTTTGGAATCTTTGTGGCTGCAACACCAAACAAGATACAAGCTACCGTGTTTCCGGCAACCCAAATCAGCGATGGAACAATACCGTAGGTTTGCGTCATGACCACACCGTTCATCAGCGAACCGATACCAGCCCATGTTGCACAAATACTCAGTGCATAGTACAGCAGGGGATTGCTTTTGAATTTTTCCTTAATAGCTTTAATCACTTTCGTGTCCTCCTTTTTTCATGTGCCCGCTGCCAGCCTCTTAGGCGAACCGATACCAGCCCGAGCTATACCCTGCGCAAAGGAGAAACGCAAGGCCAAAAGCCTCCTTTCTGCATAAAAGTAGCGACCCCTCCAAAAAGGGGCCGCTTGGCTATGTAGAATTTTACAAGCTACACGATACCACACCTATAACGTGTTTGCAAGGATCATGAGGCGTCACGTTGTGCCACGTCGAAACAGTAGGGGATATGTCGTAGCACATTGTTTCAGCGGGAAACAGATCGGGGTAATTTCATGTACCGATAGCAGGTGGATTTAACACTTTCCTCAGTATTCCACCCACCCATCAGCCCGGCAACCTCTTTCCAGGTTAAGCCCCGGACAAACCGCAGCCGAAAAATCAGCTTGGTGCAGCCATCGTCTATGGTGGAAATAAACTCTGTGATTCTTTGTTCCTCAGCTTTTACAGCCTGCTGTAATTTGGCAATATCCGATTCCATTTCCAAGATTTCGATTGCCAGATCACCAACCTTGTCTTTTACTCCAGGAGCGTGAGGCATTCCTGTAAGGACCTGCCCGGCTGGAGCAATAGACTCTTGCAAAGAGCGCAAAGTCTCCCTGCTCTCATGCAGCTTCTGTAAAAGGCGCCAGTGTTCAGTAAGCTCTCGTAATGTCATCGAACAGTTCCCTCCTATTGCATTATCTCAAACTGTCTGCTAAAATAGATTTTGGGTTACGGGGAGTCCGAGCACTTGCGAGGGCTTCTCTTTTTTATGCCTTTTTGCCGGATCCGTCGTTGGAAGTGACCGTGAACGGGATAAACATCTCCGGTAGGAAATTCACCTCGTACCGATATTCGTCTACAGAAGCGCCGGAAACATCTTCGACCACATAGCAAGTCCAGTCATTCAGGTAAACCATGTGCTTTTTGTAGCGCCCTTTTGTAACTTCCACGGTGATTTCCAGCTCGTTTTCCATGTTGTTTGAAATGGAAAACCTGCCAATCAGCTCAAACAGGGGCTTGTCCGTTCTGGCGTTGATTACAGCCAGTCTCCGGGTAACGTTGAAATTGTCTGCTTGTTGGGAAATATTATGGGAAACTTTATCAGCCTCCGTACACCCGCAGAGAGACAGAAGCATGACGGCACACAGCAGAATTGACAATACTTTTTTCATTTCATTTTTCCTCACTTTCATTTTTTAAGTCCATCTTTGCCCCGCAGTTGGGTCAGTAATTATAATTTAAAATGCAAGTCCCGTAATGCTCAAACCCACAGGCAGAGCAACGATCCCCCTCAATCTCTTTTCTCCAATCCTCAAAGCACGGTTCCCACCGTCCATGCACTACCGGGGCAACGTCGGCGGCGGGCAGCTTTTCCATCTCATCTTGCAAACCCTGAATCTCTTTTGGCGTAATGTATCGGTCTTCGATAAAACCTGTGGCCATCATGTTCGCAATGGCGTCAACAACAAATCTCCGCTCTATGTACTCAGCCATTGTCTTCTCCTTCTTCCACTGGAATCAAAATGTATTTGGGAATCAATATGTAACCGTGTTCACCCATCTTAATCACCTCCTATGATACCAGATAGCTGGACGGCTTCGCCGGGTTTCAGAGACGGGAACCTGGTGGGATCACAGCCAAAAATGCTTTCTTCATCTGTGTTGTACACCATGACCCAATCAAAATTAACGCCAGCTGGATAAAATATCTCTTTCGCCTCCGGCCACACAACCTTAATTGCTTTGGCCAGTTCCATTTCCTCCGGCGTCCAGCAAGGTATTTTGTGGATACATTCCGGGTGGTTGATCATGTGGCACAGAGCAGTAGACCTCACTTTGCCCCTTCCACAAATGATCCTTCCGTCTTCCCTGATTTCCAATTCTCCAAGGTCTTTGTAAGGATAGTCTGCTATAAACCTTTCTCCGACCTCAACCCCCAGAATCTCGCAAATGCGGGGCTTAGACTTGTTTTCCATGTTCTTCTCCTTTCTCCGGCTTGCGGCGGTAGGCAAGTCCTACGATCTTTGCAAGATCAATGCTGCCTCCACGATCAAGCCATACGACGTTATCATCGGTGTCTACCAATCCCCATACACCGCCTGCGATTTCCAGCCACACCGGATCCCCGTCCATCTCCCGCAGCTCCTCAAGGGTCAGAGGGGAGTTGGGCGGCGGGGTAATGGTAGGTTGCGTGTTGAGGAAATGTTCCATTAAAACTGCATCGTGCACTCCTCCGTAATTTGCACGTGCGTCTTTTATCGCAGCATCTGCATCAATCAGCCTCATTGTCTGCCTCCTCCCTCTTTTTCAGCGCTGCCTCGGCTTCTTCACGAGTCATAAAGACGGTTTTGCCAAGTGCCGAGGCTTCAAATCCGTTTACATTCGAGTAAATTCCGTCAATCAGTTCCCACCCAATAAGCACAGAACAAGTGGAAATGTGAATGGATATGACTTTGTAGATTGATATGAAGCCTCGTTTATTAGCCTCATAAACAATATCCCCGACCTTGCACGGCAGCACCGCCAGCCGTCCGTCCTTCTCGGCTTGGAGAAGCTCCTCGAGGTGATCAATATAACCACCTTCGATCATGTGTCGAAACATTTTGGCTATTTTTGCCACATCGTCGGAGCATAATTCCTTGATATCTTCTGGCTCCAGACCTGTGTCCTCATAGGCTGCGAGTCGGTCTACCTCCGGGAAATCACCGTACACAACCCCGTTTAGGCGTATACACCAGTGCCCATTTTCAAAAAATGTCACTCGTTCCATGTCAATCCTCCTTCTTTGGGCCACGCCACTGCCAATATTCGCATTTGCGACTACCGCCAGCGGCAAGTATGCCATGCTGTTTTAGGTGATCGCAGGTCACCAGGTTTTTAGACTTTTCCCACCTTTGGCCGTTGATACAGCACCAGCACATACCACACAGATCATTCAGCGCTGCGTCCCGCTCCTCCAGCAGGGTTTCGATGGCAAAGCACATTTCGGCAATGAGGGATCTAGGCTCCTTAAATTCCCGCCGGAAATGATTCCCATTCCAGCTATACCCACGCCTAATCAGGTCTTTGTAATCCATGTTCATTCTCCTTTCGGCGGCTCCGGCAGGGGCTGCCAGTGGGTTACATGGCAATTGCAAGCTCGATTCCAGTTTCCTGTGATGTCGTAATAGCAATCAAGAACGCTCATTGTTGTACCATCATATCCGATCGGAGTTCCATTCTCGCCGTATTTGTGATTTTCATTCACGTCCATGCACCCACCGTGCCAATAATTTATACTTGTGCATATTAAATAGTGACCCTTGCGTTCCGGCAGTCTGTCCTCAACGTTGATCCAGCCGCCGTCCTGCTGGGCACGGAGGGCGGAAACAGCCATCGAAACCGCACAATCAAAATCTGGGTCAATCCCATCTGCGCAGCGGGTCAGATAGTCAATCGCTTCTTCAGTGGTCATTTCTTCACCTCCAAAATCTCGGGGTTGTCGTGGACGTTGCCGATAACCTCAAAAGTCGTATCACCCACAAATGAATCAAAAATCGCACGACTTCCGCCCCACGTTACCATAAAGCACCCATTGTCAAAGTCCACACTGGATAACCCCAAAATCGGGTCTTGGCTTGGCAGCGGAAGGGATATTCTCACGATATCTCCCTCAAAAATCTTTGTGCCGTTCTTGTCGGTTAAGCCGGTGTACTGACCCACGGTGACAGGGTCAACACGTACCATACTCCAAAAATCTCCAATGCTGGGGTCATCGGTTTGCCGGTGGGCGAGTGGAAAAATAAGTGATCCCTCCTCCCATAAGTCATTATCCAGTCGCTTGCCACGAAACAAAATTTCTCTCATTTCTCTATCTCCTTCCGTTCATTCAGCCTTGCAATGAAACGTCGGACATTCTTTGAAGCCTGTTTCAGGGAAACGCTGAATTTTCCAATTTCGTCCGCAAAATCAACTCCCAAAAGGTCAAAACTGTTAAAGCTCGCATATGACCTCTTGCATGAGTACGTTCGGGCGATCTCATTGGCTCGATTCCTGCTGATTCCACGGGACATGAGATTTTTGACAAACTTTTTTCTGGTCATTTATCCATCTCCTTTCCAATCTCGCCGCCGTCCAGTGTGAGTTGTCCGTCAAGGTTTTTGTCGTCCATCCACCAGCGAAACACATCATCTGCGGTTTTCCAGCGGGTTTCAACCCCTCTCTCCTCCCGCACTTTAATCATTCTCTCAAACGATTTGAGATACATCTCTTTGTACTTGGGCCAAATCCGAAACTCTGTGTATCGTCTTTTGCTTGCAATCGGGCAGCCGACGCACCCGCAGCGGCTAAATCCCATATCGTACACGGGGTTGATCTCCACCTTACCGTCCCTCAAAAAGTCCCACACATCCCGGTCAGTAAAATCCACAATGGGGTGGATCTTGATTTTGGCCTTTACCTGGCACGGGGCAATGATCCGCTGATCCCAGTTGTCAAAGTCAAAAACGACTTTGTCCGCCCGTGTTTTGCCGAAGAGCTCGGCAACGCCGGAATCAGCTCGCCCATTGCTCTCACCGCTGCGTATCCCCAACACCATACACCGGTGGTTGCCGCCGCCCTCCTTGAGCACCTGGCAGCAATACCTTACCCTCCGAGTAGGCGGAATAAGTTTTTGAGGAATGAGCTGCCACATACTGGTGGGATGCCCTTTGTAGGTGGGATAATTGATGGTGCAGGGCACTCCGGCAAGCTCCAGCTCGTGGAATTTTTTGCGTACGTGCCTCACGGTCTCCGGGGCGTCTGCCGTGGTGTGATTGTGGGATACCTCAAACCTCACCCCGGATCGCTTCAGCAGCTCCAAGCAGACCTTGCTGTCTTTCCCGCCGCTGTAAGCCAGCAGCAGGGGCTTCTGGTAGTAAAACTCGCTTAGTTCAGCCGCCTGCTTCAGGCGCTGGATTGCTTTGTGTTCTTTGTCCATCTTCAATCTCCTTTATCGCCCGAAACACCGGGTAAAACTGCTGTGTCACCACACTTGTTCTCCCCATTGCTCCGCCATAGCTTTAGCAATACCAGGGAATGTTTTTGAGCGTGTTTTCGGGTCTCACTCTTTTCTGCCTTGGAATCGTCTGTAATTGCCGTGAGCGTCCTTGCAGCCCCCATTCACATACGGCTCATGATATTCCATAATTTCTGTAGGCATAAGAGGCGGTAGACCTTTGAGCCATAAACAAGTGCGTTTGCTGTACGGGTGCCCAAACCAATAAGGCTGTATTGCCTGATTGTATGGAGGCAAGCCTACTATCTTCATAGGAGTTGGGTTTTCTATGGCAATCTTAGGACAATCAGCATGGTAGAATTTCAAGAAAAACTCTTTCGCCTCCATTGCTTTTTCAAACCGCTCTGGTACAATCTCACCATTGACCCTCATTCTTACGGCTCCGGCATTAGTCATGTATGTACAGGGGGGGAATGCAATAATCATGTCCCATTTAATTTTCAGCATTTCCAATGCGTCCACCTGCAAATGCCATTCTGGGTACCCTCCAGAACAAGGCTCAATATCGCAGCTGTAGGCTTCGTGACCCAAGGATCTAAATGCCTTGCATACTTCCTGTGATTCTTCACAGGCAACCAATACTTTCATTTCTTCCTCCTATGCGTAATTAGCATCGTCTGAAAACAAGCTGGTCTGCCCAATTGGCTCAAAATTTTGCCAGATGACTTCTTGTGCCAGTGCGGCAGAAGTGGTCCAAGAATAAACGCTGTCCTTGTACCACCCCTGCAGGGCGGTATTGTACAGATCGCTGTCATAACCGCTGATAACGATTTTTGCTCTGCTCTCTGTGATCAGTTCCAGCAGCCGTTCTTGCTGCTCATCGTTCATTTCGTAGCGGTACATTTTGCCGCTCTTTCGGGTGGAACGGACATAAGGCGGGTCTAGGTACATCAGCACATCAGGGCTGTTATAGCGCTCAATCAGCCGGAAAGCGTCCATGTGCTCGATCTGCACCAGATTGGTGGTGCTGCCTCTAAGGCGTTGTGCTGCAAGATCAATGGTATCTGTGATCCCGCCCCATTTGCAGGCAGTTCCACCGATTTTCATCTGCTTATGGTTCCTCCAACCGCATTTACCGTCCATCTTTGCGCCTATGGCCTGAGTAGTACGCACCATATAACGCCGAGCTTTTTCTAGTGGATCCTCGCAGGCCTTAAAGGATCTGTCATATTCCTCTCGGCTGTACGGGGTAAGAGCCAGCACCCGTTTTAACTTCTCTGGTTGCTCCCGCAGCACCTGGAACAGGTTGACAACATCGCTGTCCAGGTCATTTATGGTCTCTACCGCCCCTGAAGCCTTATTGAAAAAGACAGCGCCGGACCCGCAGAACGGCTCCAAGTAGACCATTTTTTCGTAACCCTCTGGGAAATGAGATATGATCCAGTTTGCAATGCCCCATTTACTGCCGGGGTATCTGATTATGGCTTTCATTTCGCTTCCTCCGTGTATGCACCCTCACCCTCCGTCGATCCTTGGGCACCTTCTCCGCCTGGCGCTATGGTTATTCCAAAAAAGAAAATTATCCATAGCAGAAATAGATCGTGCTTCCCAGGGTGCGATCATGGTAAGAGTAATATATTTTCCCGGAAACACACCCGCTTTGTCCTACAACATCAGCAGGAATCGTACACCCATACTCCAAAACCCTTTTTGCGTTTCGGACGCATTTGGAGGTAGGTGTGCGCTTCAGGCTCCCGTTCCTCACACAGCCATATTGTCCAGGCTGATAAATTACTCCCCGGATCGTATCAGGATACCGACTGCTTTTCACCCGGTTTATTACCACGCTGGCAACAGCCTGCTGCACCCAATCCGGGAACCAATTACAGCCTGCCTCTGCATAGACCACACGAGCCAGCAGGTCGAGGTCTGCTGCCGTGTAATCCATTGCGATCAGGATCTCCTTACCGTCCTTCAGGCGGGAGAAATAATCGGTCTTCTGGTATCCAAGGCCCTGGGTTTCAATCTTGCGGTTTCTCAGGGCTTCGTATTCCCTGCCCTGGGCCATCGCCTCTGCGGAGCCGTTCTGCGCACATTTCCGCATTTCGGCGTAGTAGTCGATATTTCGAACCTGCGGCGGGAATGTCAGAGCCACGGATACCAGCAAGCAGATGATGTATTTCATGCGAACCCCTCCCAGTAAATCCCATGATCCCGCAGAATCTGGGGAAATTCCTGGGCAAAGAATTTGATCTGCTTTTTGGAGAGGTAGATCATGTCGCCAAACACCTTCCCACTGCTGATTGCCACGCCCTTTTTGCTGTCGTCAATGATGTACCGCAGACCACCGGGGCAGTCGCTGTCGATCACTCTGACGCTGTACTTTTCTTCCAGCGCTGTTGCTTTCCAATCGGTCACGCTGATTCCTCCTTTCCAAATTCTCAGTCATTCTGATTTTGCTGTGGGCACTTCATTCAGTAGCCTTTCAGCCCTTTTTTTAAGATCGGGCAAAAGTTCCTCTTGCCTAGCTTTCAACCGATCGATCTCTTTCAGGTACCCACGAATTGTCTTTTCACGGAACTTCTTGAGATGGGATACCCGCACTTTCCGTTCCAGATCGGTACGGTGGGTAGTTAATGTCTGCATTGCCAGATCTGCCGCATAAAACACATATTTGTGTCCGCATGACGGACAAACGAAATAGTGGATTTCCAGATCTGATTTTCTCGTCACTTCAAAAGAAAGCGGCGTCACGTCAAATTCGGCCTGGCAAAAATTGCATTCCACTTTCATAGCTTCTCCTTTCCACTCGCCGGTCTTCTCAATTCACGATGTTTCCCCGTGCGTCATAGACTAGCGACTGATCCTTGATTGCCAAAAGGATTCTGTACGCCTTTCGCAAGGTCAAAAGATCGAAATACCCGAAATGACATTCTTCCACCGGGATATTCAATTTTCTTGCCAGCCAAGCGTACATATCTGATCGCTTTTTTTGAGCTTTCGACTTCCCTTGCCATTTGCTGTCAAAGATTTCGTGGCACATCTTTTTCCCTTTTCGCATATTGGCATCAGCCAGTATTCCAAGGGCTTCTCTGGGTCTCGGTTTATGCGTTCCCACATAGGCGCCGCAGCTCCGGCACAAGTAGCAATAACCGCTGCCATACGGTTTCCCGTATATCTCTGCATTGGATACATAGGCTACCTTTCCTCCGCAGAGATTGCACACCTTCGGGTGAAGATTCACAGTGCTCATTTTCCTTTCTCCATCTCTTCCCGCAAGCTCTCCTTGATGTAATAATCAAGCCCCAGCTTCTGGCAAAGCGTTTCAGTCTTTTCGCCGAACGCCTTCCAGTCGATATCCGATGGGTGATAGTTCAGCTTACCAATTTTCACTCGGTTTGCAATCCGACTGACCAGGTGAAGCTCAATGAAAAAATTCCTTTCATCGGTGACCGGTTCAAACGAAACCCAGGTGTTTATGCCTTGAATATGCGCTTCCGAAAGGCTGTCCAGCCTCGCCCTGTAAGTGTCTGCAGATACGCCGTCAAGAGTGATCCCGTACCAGTCGTTTTCGTCCAGCAGGTCAAAATCTCGACTGCCGTCGCCCTTAGTCAGAATCTGGACGTGATTTCCGTACTCCTTAAGGAGCTTGATAATCTCCCGGGTCGTGCTGGTATCATAGCCCGTGGGGTAAGGGTCGCACGTAAAACAGAGGTGCACCAGTTTTCCCCGGAGGGTAGTATCTTTGTCGAGCTGTGTGCGAACCTTGCCTATAATGTTCTTCTTCGGTTCCACATGACTGTGGAAATCTTCCTTGGTGCGATGCAACACATTGGGTGCAAAGCAGTAATAGCAACGGTGCGGGCAGCCGGTATAGATATTTAATGCCCACTCTCCATATTCAGCTGCTTTCCCGCCTGGTTCATAAATTGGTCCTGCCATTTTGATCCTCTCCTTTTTCAACGTCATCAAGGGCACATATCACAACTGAATTGCCGTGGCGGATATCCAGCAGCTCGGCTTGGTACAAGAATTCTCCTTTATCCGATTTGCGGAGAATGCAGCCGGTCAGGCGATATATTCCGCCGGCGCCTTTCCGTGTGACAAAGCGCCCCATGTTTTGCTTGACTCTTGTCAATTCCATGTTTTTGCACTCAGCCTTTCTATAATTCGGTATTCCTGCCGGGGCAGGTGCCGCCGGAGCATATCCAGCGGCCACCGTTCCATGCGCTTGATGGTAATCTACTCATGCGCTCACCCCCAGCGCCGACTTATTTGTACGCCACCGCACACAGGATTTGGCAAATCCCTCCGTAAAGGATCTGACCTCTTTGGGAGCGGAGCAATTTCCAAAACCGTGTAGTTGCTGGATTCTCCCGGTTTCCACATCAATCTCAGCGGTGAAAAAAGGCTTGTCCGGTTTCTCATAACTGCGGATAAAGAAGATCATACTTCTCCCGGCGATATGATTCTCGTAATACATCTTCATTCCTACGCAGTGGTTCAGGCACTGTCCTTCTGTGGTCAAATCACTGCGTTTTTGAGGATATACCACGCAATAGTCTTTGTTGGCATACTCATGTGCCCACCAGTACAGGCCGTCATCTATAGCCCGTTTAAACCTCTGGTTCTCAAGCTCGTCCTTCTGCTCATTGATCCTTGCAACCAGCAGGTCATGGCGCTCTTTTAGATCCCGGGGTTCCAAAATCGCCCGCTTGCTCATGTCGCTCTGAAGCGTATCCGCCATATTGAGATAATCTCTGTAGAGCGTGATGAAATAGGACAATTTGTTATGTCTGAGCTTAATTGATGCCAGGCTTCGCTGGGCTTGCACATATCTGAGAGTGTGCCCCAGCGTATTAAACCGCATAATATCTCTTACATACTGTAGATCGTAGCGATCCAGCCGCAAGGCACACAGATCTTTGAAATCCTCCGGCCGCACAGCCCCAGTTGCTTCAACAATGACCTTAATTTCATAAAAATCAGCTTGTGTCTCCCGCAGCACAGGCAGCCAGCTCCGGCCAATACCCAGCAGCTCCGACATATTTCTGGCGTCTTTTTTGGGGAGGAAATCTGACGCAAGCACAAAAAGCCCGGATTTCACAAGGTACTCCGTTTGGGGTATGTTCTTCAGGTTGTCGAGCAGCCTACGGAAGCAGATAGGGCGTCGAATACCCGAAAGGCTGGTCTGCAGATCCACGTTGTAATACTTATCGCCAAACACTTCACGCAGGTTTTCGGTGTACACATAGCTGTCACCATAGTTCTCTGTACCATTGCGCTGACGTCTCCAGTCATACCCATAATATGGCCCTACTGTCCAAGCATAGGCATATTCTGTAGCTTTGCCGTTGTTTACTAGGAACAGTGTCTTAAAATAGTCTGAAAAACGGTAGCTGGGCTTTTTGCGGCCTGGCTCTATGGTCCTCACCACGTCCGTGTAGCGCAGGAGCAGCTGACCGTCAACCTTACAGGCGATACAGATTTTAGCCTTATGAGTTATTTCTGACTTCTTGACCCACTCGGCTCGGTAGATTACAGGTAGCCCGCACTTGGGGCAAACGCCTTTTCCGCCCGGCTTAATCTCCCGGCCCACCCGAAATGATTTACCGCAGTGACGGCAGGTCGCTCGGCGTTTACCTTTTTCCAGCTTGGAGATATACATCACCGATTCCTGGAACACCTTGTTTTCACAGAATTTTGCCAGGTCTGCAGGGTAAGCCGGGAACATAGCAAAATGCCGTTTTTGCAGCTCCATTTTGTTGTGCCACGCCAGATCTCTCTGCTCTCGCTTTGTATCGCTGACAAATCGGGAAATTGCCTCTCCGACCTTGTGAATATCGTCACGCCAAAAGCCTGTGCTACCTAGCTTTTTTTCGACAGCATCAATGCTTTCCTGGGTTGCAGCCATGCACGGATAGTCGTTATCGTAGAAATATCCCGAAACCGGATTGCGTTCTGTCCATTCTACCGAAAAATCCCGAAACGGGCGCACCACCTGCGTGATATAGTTTTTGCCGTCTGAGAAAAATCGGTATAGTAACCCTTTGAGATCGTAGACGTCCACTGAGAGGACTTCTCCGCAACGTCCCGCCTGATGAATCGCTGCTCCGGCGGAGTATTGCAACTTTCCAGATGGCCCCGGCCCGGGGGTCAATGGCAGGTTTTCCAGAATACTTTTTATCAGCATATTTACACCCCCTCAGAACAGCGAAAGCTGTATCACTTCCGGCTTCGGCTTTTCCTTGGGTACCGGAGCGGAATTCTGTGCCGGTTTCTCTGTTTTCTTGGGCGCCGGCTTCGGTGTGGCTGCCCTCTTAGGAACCGACTTTGGTTTCTCGGGTACCCGGTTCATTTCTTCCTCCGAGGGAGCTTCACCAGTGAGCTCAATTTCCATGAGGAATCTAATATCGGAATTCGGAAAATAATTTTTCACGGCTCCCCGATACACATCGATGTCCGAAATGTGATTCCCACAGCCTTTCATGATCTCGGCGCAGCAGTCAGACAGCGTGCGCTTGGTTTTATAGACAACTTCGGCAAACTTTGCATTTCCCTCACAGAAATTTGTAAGTGTAGATGCAACAAATTCCGAAACTGCCTTTTCCTTTTGCCCCCCGGAGAAGTTTTTCAACTCCTCAGCGATTTTTTCTTTTGCCACGGATTGGTAGTCCCTAGCCGTTCCCAGTATTTCTGTCATACACGATTTCTCCTTTTCGATGATTCAAAACAATGTAAGTTGTCCGCTGTCTGTTGTGCTCAAAGGCATTCTTTCAGGCTCGGGAGTCTCAGTAGGCTCAGTGATTTCTGGTATATCAGCCGCCGGTGCGTTACGTAAGATATAATCCATCTGAGCCACCATTCTGCGGCCTTGCCATACCTCAGAGTAAAACATAGGGGTAAACCAAATATCCTGACCCTCTTGCAGGACAGGTAGCACCCCTGATCCTGCACACACGATGGGATTTGATAGACTGTTTCCCACTACTACATATCCGGCGCACCCTAACAAAGACAGTTGTATGTAACACATGAGCGCCGCTGTCACATCGATGTCCTGAGCAACATACAGTGCCTGCAGCGGCCCTATGTTTTTTGATGCCAGCACGTTTCTGGCAGCTATGAGCAGTACACCCGCTCCGCAGCATGGATCTAGTATCCCCACATAGCCTTTCTGCTCGGCAGTTATATCCACAGTCTCCAAAGATGCGATCGCCATGAAGTGTCCTATGTGATACGGCGTGAAGAACTGTCCGTTCCAATGACTCCCCAAGCCCAGACCCATAAAGAGCTCCCCTAGAAAATCTTGTTCCGGGTTTTCCTCCAGGGCTTTTACCATAATCGCTAACAGTTCCGGGAATTTTTCAGCCTCCTGTTTTGCGTAGGATTGGGTAATGGATAAATATTGCTGCTCCCGTTTCTCCCGCAGCTCGCTTTTATCGAGGACATTTGATAATGAGATAGCCGCAAGCATTACAAAATCTGACCACACCTGCCAGTTGCTCTTACTGCCGCACAAACCAGAAAACAGCTTTTTGAAATCAGCTTGATACTCGAATTTTCTCCGTTCGACCATCGTTACTCCAATTCCCCGGGGATTTCATAATCCTCCGGGTAATTTCCGTCGCCGGCAGGACCATCCATTGAATCTTCAGGGAGGGCTTCCTCATCATCCATCAGATCTTCCAACGGCACACTGTTGTCCGGGAGATCCGAAGGAAGATTCGCAGCGCTCTCAATATCAGGCATATTGTCGATATCCAGCAGATGTTTTTCCATGACATTACGGAAAAAGAACCGCCACCAGTACCGGCACATATTGACGAACAGGTTTTTCAGCTTGGCCAGCAGAGATTCACTGATGGTGAAATCCTCAGAGAATTTGTATGTAGGCTTGTCATCTCCCTCGTTGTAAAAGAACCGCAGGGAAGCGTTGACACTGGTATACTCGTTCTCTTTTTCCTCTTCCAGCAGAGACATTTGTCCATCAAAATCGCCTGAAGGCTTGATGGTAAGGGAAATCGGGTAGCTGCTGCGGTGAAAAGTGTAGATCAGATTGTTTTCGTCGCAGATGTTCTGCAACTTCTTCTCGTAGATCTCAAATTGTGCCACTTCGTTCATTTTGGTTGCTCCTTTCAATTTTCAGTGAAGAACCAGCAATGCACCATTCGGTGCAGTCTGGACCTTGTAATTTTGCAAATCTTGCTCTTTAACATACTTCCTGTCGAAATGTTCTTTCATGCTGTTCCAAACTGCCCAGGGAACCCGATATACCCCTCCGGATACAAAGCCCACAACCACATAGCAGCGAGCCCCCAAGGCCTCATTCTTGGTCATGTACTCAGCCTGTCCGGGTGTTACCCTATCCTGGGTCAAACGGTCCGTAAGGGTATATTTTGCCTCAATCATGACCGCACGACCTCCCTTGATCACGCCTTTGTAGTCTGGTTGAGCTTTTTTTACATACACCGCCAGAAATCTACCATCTTTCAAATCCTTATAGGCCCTGATCGGCTCTGGTGTCTTTTCGATGATTGCCAATCCGCAGGATTCATAATAGGCAAACGCAGCATCTAAACGCTGTTCAAACCGCTTTCCCATTGCCTTATTTACCGCACCACGTCGGCGATAATCGGCCCTGGTGTCTGTTACCATTATGGCAACTCCTTTCTTGTGCTTCTCCCGAGCAAAGATGTGTTATTGGCCCTGAGCATTGCGCAATAAGCTCTCCTGAACCCCTCAATATTCCAAGAATCATCATTGTCAGTCAGATATTGGTAGCCTCCCATGGCGTCAATAACCATTTTTGCAGGAGATTCTGCCGGAAGACTCTTGTAGAAGCTCTCACAGGTGCCACCCAAAATTTGTTCGCTATTCAATGCCCAGAAGGTTTCCATGACGAACTCTCGCACCTCATCTTTGAACTCTTTGGCTTTGCCGATGAATTCTGCGATGGTAGGCGGATACTTTGACGATCTGCACAGTTTAAGTACGGCTTGCTTACCCGTCCAAAAATCAATATCTTCCGTGCAGGCTGTCCAAAGCTCTATCGTTGGTCCAAGAACCGAAATTCCACCTTTGAACATTTCAGCGTTAGGCCACGCCAGCATCATCACGGAGAAGATTTCTGTCATTTCTTTTCGGGTCACGTGTCATCACCAAACATTTCATGTAACTGCCGCAAATCGTCCATTGCAGAACTCTTCCTGCTCTTGTCTCGGTCATTGTCATAGTTCCCTTCCAAAATCTTCTGCCAGTTAGCTGGTTTCAGAATCCAGTCCAGAGAGCAGCCGGCCCATGTGCCGGAGCGCCCAGTCAGAAAATCGCTTCGCTCTATTTTTTTGCAGACATCACGAAACTCTTCCTGGCTTACTTTCTTGGATCGGAGAGCCTTTTTCCTTGCTTCTGTCCAGTTGACCGTTTTTTGAGGTTTTGGTAACGATGGGCAGTTCTCACAGAAGATCTCTCGATATTCGTCATAGGGAAAGGGATTCACGGTAGCCGCATCTTGCGGCGTTTCCTTTCCTTCCCCTACGACCCTATCTTTTTCTTTACTATCCTTACCTAACCTAGACTTACCTACCTTATACTTACCTAACCTATACTGTTGTGACATTTTGGCATCGCCTGGGTGACACTCGGGTGACACTTGGGCGTCATCTTGACGACATTCCGGAAAACCTTTGTCACCGTCCTCCGGAAGCTCAGGCACAACATCTACCGGGTGATCTGTATAAGCTCCGTCTGGCTTGAGGTAAAGAGTACTTTTTTCTTCTTGGTACAGAGTAGGCTTTATGCGCTCTTTGCGCAGAGCATTGGATATTCGCCAGTGTTTGATAACAATTACTCCGCTCTGGAAAGCTAAGACAAACCGTTTCGCTATCAAAAGCTTCAGGTCGTCATCTGCGGCCCCGATAAGCCTTTGTATGCGTTTAGGACTGCTGACAAAGCCTTCGTCGTCTGCCCGTATTCCAAGATGGAAATACAAAGCCTGTGCAGACAGTGGCATATCCAAAAAGGCGTCTGTGTCCACAATGACTTTAGCAAACATTCTGCGTTCCGCCACGCTACCACCTCCTTAGAACGGCAGATCATCGTCGTCATGCAGAATCTCCTCAAAATCATCACTGCTTTCGCTGGGGTAAGCAGAAGATGAATCGCTGGATACCGGGTGCTGCTCTGAGGGAGTTTCAGAACTCTGCCGCTGGCCTTCGCCCTGCTTGTCTCCGGCAAAGCTAAAACATAATTGGCTTTGATTTCGACCGCTTTGCGCTTATTTCCCTGCTTGTCCTCGTACATTCGTGTTTGTATTTCTCCGGCTACACCTATCATTTTTCCTTTTGAGAAATGCCTGCACACAAAATCAGCGGTACTCCGCCAGGCCACCACGTCGATAAAATCAGCCTGCCGCTCTTGCCTCCGCGGAACATAGTTCCTGTCTACCGCCACGGAGAACGAACAGACAGAAACTCCGTTTTGTGTGGTTTTTAATTCTGGGTCAGCTGTCAGCCGCCCCATGATCGCAACGACGTTAAGCATCTGCTTTCCCGCCTTTCTTTGGGAACACATAGGCTGCCGTAGTGCAAATCGCAAACGATGTATCGTTGTCATGGTACGCATTGCGCAATACCATGAGCTCAGTTTCGGCACGCACAAGCTGTTCAAACCTTGATGCAGGAATGGTCACCAAATCTTCTCTTTCCTGTGGTTCCATATTCTGGGTCGGATTATTTTTGCAATGAACATTCATATTGCTACCTCGTTTCATAGATTATTTACACATCTTCATTGTTCGGGGATGTCTATAACGATTCCCAACTCTTGTGCCTCAGCAATAGCGCCGTCAATCAGATCTGACATCTCAGCTGTAGTCATATCCCGGGTACGCTTATACAGTTTGTAGCAGGCAAAGCGTATTCCGTTCTCCACTCGTGAATCAAACTGAACAGCGTATGGGTATATTTTGGTGACATCGGTGTTTTCCGGCAATTTGATACCCATCACACTTCCGTCATCATTTCGAGCTAAAACGCCATATTGGCAGACAAGCCAGATCTTTGCAGCGTCCTCGCTCATTTTTGACTTCCGGGCAATCTGATTGAGTAGGGTATGGAAATAGGCATTGGACTTATTGGATCGCTTTTCTCGGTGCTGATTTATCTCCACGTCCAGCTCCTTGCCGTGGAGGTGATCAAATTCCTCACGAAAATCCGCATCAACTTCCACGGTAAGACGCTGTTTGCCATTCAGACCGACACTCATATCGATAAGGCGGCCTGTCATAGAGATTTCCACTTAGCCCTGTAAAGGCTCATCAGGTCTGTACTTTCGAGCCACTGCAGGAAATCTGCAATGATAGGGTAAATGCTGGGAGTTTCTTCCCTCCGGTATGTTTCCTGCCAGACCTCCGATCCATTGCTGATAAGGTATGTGAAGTCCTGCGCTTCCGGTACCAGTTCCAGATATACCGGGTGCTGAGTGCTAGAAACATACTTGCCTCGGTCATACCCTTTGGAGAATTTAATATCGTAAATGTGACCAGATTTGAGTGCGTCCAATCTGCCATATAACACAAGATCCATTCCCGATACAGAAACTTGCTTGCTGGCTTTGTGCTGCAGAGAACCGTTCTGCACAATTCTGGCTATCTTCTCCGCGGCTTCATACCAGCGGTTTCCGAGATCTCCGTAGCCCTTGGTGATATCTGTGACCAAATTCTCGAAGTCAATACCATTTTGCATGGCTTCGTTCGATGTTGTAGGTTCACGCCGCAGCGTGACAAGAAATTCTTCCATGGGATCGAATTCTGTAGTCAAATCCTCATAGGGATTTTCTTTCATGAGATACAACCAAGAGGACAAAAGGGAATGTGTCAAGAGATAGCTATCCATCAGGATTCCCCCTCGGCGGTGGACTGCGGCTCTTCTGTAGGCTCGGGATTCGGCTCAAAATAGAGCTTTGCCTCTTTGTCGTACACCAGATTGAGTGCTGAGATACGATCACGGAACAGATCTTTCAGTTCTCGCTCAGATGTGAGGGCATGCTGGATTTCTTTCATTTTCCCGCCAGCAATGTTTGCCGTTTCTGCACTGACAATAGAATTGATAATCTCCCGGCCGGCAGTCATGGCGATATCGTACAGTGCCTGCATCTCTTCATTCTTCTGAACTTCCTGCGCTGCCGCTGAATTGTACTGGTCAAACAGTTTAGTCAGGAAATCATTGGGAGCAGTAGGGGAAAGGGCGGGAATTTTGTGTTTCCCGTAAACACCACGGGTGCCCTTGGCGAAGTACCGTTCGCAGTTGGAAAATCCGATGGTGTGGTTGTTGCCTTCCATTTCCACAAACCCGCCCAAGTCCATAGGTTCCCAGACGTTGTTTTTGGTCTGCCCTTCAACTTTGATACGAAGACGGGTATTGTCGCCGTCCTTTTCTTCTGTGGCGTGGAATACGATGACGATATGTTTTTGAAGCTCGTAGAAGCAGTAATCCATCAGGCGGACGAACTCCTTGCCTACAGCGCCGTACCCCTTGAGAGACAGGCTTCCATCACGCTGGCCATACTTCGGATCTTTCTTGATTGCCCAAAGGGACATCAGAGAAATCAGCTTGCCTCCGGTATCAAAAACCAGCGTGTCAAAGTCCTTGACATTTTCCGGGGTCAAATCTGCCAGGATCTCGTCGTAGTCCTTGGGTTGGATATAGGGCTTGCGGTAACGTGGTTCAATTCGGTCAATGCCAAAGTCCACATCGATATGTAAGGGATTGGGGGCAGACAGCGCCAGTGTGGATTTTCCTATGCCAGGGTATCCGGCAATCAGGATTCGGATTTTTTTGTTGCCTTCTTTTATGTCGTTGGGATTTCTGATCATGGTGAATGCTCCTTTCAGTCCATCTGTTCTCGGTTGATGGTAACCGTGATTTTTTCATGGCAGCGGAAACCAAAATTTCCGCAAGCGAACATTCTTGTATTCCGAAACGATGCTTCATCGTAGTGTGATGTACAGTTTAACAGGCCACTGGTTTGGTCCGGGTGATACATTCGGAACACGGTGCAGGCGAGGCTTCTATTGGGCGCCTCAATCTCTGTCCAGCCTCCATAAAATGCGTGACCGGAGGTGCCATAGGTGAAGTAGAATTTGCTCATGCACTCACCCCTCAAAAGCAACGCCGCATTCTTCAAGCAAGTCCAAAAACCGGTCCTGGAATGTTTGAGTATTCTTTGCAGGCTGTTCGTTCGCATTGATTTCAAATCCATGCCGCTCCAAACATTCCCTGCAAATATCAATGCGCAGCGGAGTGTAGTATGATCCGGTTTCTCGGAAAATACGGATTTTTCCGGTGTCTCTGACTTCAAACGAAGCCATATCGTTTGCTTCCTTCTCCTTTCCACATACGTCACAGTAGGTCTTGGTCTTGGTCATTTCGATTTGCTCCTTTCAAATTTGCTCGGTAGCCAGGTATTGGCGTACTTTTTGAGAGATCCATTCCTGAGTGGTAATTCCATCAGCCCGTAAACGCTGTTGCAACGCCCCATAGTCCTCATTTGAGAGGCGGCAGGTGATACGACACTTCAAGCGGTGTTCGTAGCTCTTACGGGGCGTTTGCGGCCCATTTCCGGCCGGAGGCTCGTCATCTTTCATTTGCCGGCCAAATACATCATTCAGTGCCACTATAGCGTCTGGCCTGAGGGTAATCCCGTATTCCTCTCCACGCTCACATTTGCTTTGGAGGGTTTTGTCGTATTTGGGATAAAGCCTCTTTACCGTCAAAACCATTTCCTTGGCAGAAGCGCCGCTTTCCTGCCGGAGACTTCTCAGGTTGAAGTCCTTGACAGCCGGCGCCGGGACTGATAGAATAACACTGTGTTCTTTTGTTTGGGGTCGTTCCGGGTCAAGCGGAGCGGCCTCTTTCTTTTTTCGCTGACAATCGCAGAGTTCCCCCGGATCGAGGTTGGCGCCACAATGAAGGCAAGTTTTGAAAATCAACTCTCATCACCGCCCCCAAAGGATTTGATCCAATCGGTAGCCTGCTTGGAAATCTCTGCCGCCTCTTCGTCAGATAAGCCCACGATATCCGGCTCGCCGTTCTCGTACCCGTCTTTCATGATGATGATGTTTCCCACGATGGGGCTGCCATGAATTTGGGTTCGGTAAAGAAAGCTTCCGTAAGCGTTCATGGGCAATCCCATCAGAAGTCCTTCCTCATTGCACAGTAAGCAGTAGGGTCTTTTCAGGCCTCCGGGCCAAACATGCTCCATGTACCCGCCGAGGATCTCCTTGGCACCCTGGAACAGGGGTTCTGAAAGCTCTACCGGGTAAACTTTGTTGTCCGTGGTGATTACTACTCCTTTTTTCATGTTTTGCTCCTTTCAATTTTTTAGGGAATTTTCGGGCAGTTCTCTTGATATCACCCCCTCTCTGCTGTTAGGATATACGATGCGCCCCCTTGCAACGGGAGGCTCATACTTCCTTTTGATCTTTCGCACCTTCACAGGCGGCGGAAGCCTGTCCGGGTCAGATATCTTTGCCAGCCACCGTTCCAACCGATATACTGTCAAAATCAGTACGCCTATTGCCAGGAACACAATTCCGGCAAATCCCCAAACTTCATTCGCCGTTTTCCTCAACTCCTTTCCCGTCCGAATATGGCAAGGATTTGACTATCAGACCAGTGGAGGGTATTGAACAACTTACGTAATTCCCTCAGCTGGAAAGAGCCGGGATTCTTCACTCGGGTATACACCGTGTTTACATGGACGTTCAGGATCGGCGCCAGCTCCTTATAGTCGTCTGTGCCTTTTTCCATCAGCAGGGTTCCTTTGATCCCTGCCCTAACACTGTCATCAGCTCGATCCTGAACGCTCTTTCTCAGTTTTGGCACACAAATTTACTCCTTTCAAATGCTCTTTAAGAGCACCACAGCGAGACATTTAAGGTCTCACCCCATCAGCAGATAGGCGACGACGACGCCCAGGATAATTGCCATACCCACGACAGCAATCAGCAGTCCCGTCAAATAGCTGCGTACCTCAAGACTATCCTCTATACACCACCTGCGAATCCGGTCACAATTTTCACGATTTTCTTGACTTAGCTTCTGGAAGGTTTTTATGAGATCGTCCATTTTCGCAGAAGCATCTTTGTAGGCCATTTCGTAGTGATCTATGGTGGCATTTTTGGTATCATTCTCACCAGACAAGGGGCACTTAAATTCCATTTAATTCACCTCCTTGTTTTCGTCTAAACATTTAGACGTTTTCGGTAAAAAAAAGATCTGCTACTGTTGTGCCAAGAGCTTTTGCAATTTTTGCAAGGGTTTTGGTAGTCGCCTCTTTAGAATCATCGTTTTCGATCATAGAAATTGTTTGACGACTCACGCCACTTCGCTCGGCAAGTTCTTCTTGGGACATTTTTTTTGCCTTACGAAATTCCTTGATTTTGTATCCCATCAAATTCCCACCTCCGTTCCGTCTAAATGTTTTGACATTTTAATAATACAGCCGGCTCCTGCTGTTGTCAAGTGCTTTTTACAGATTCTGTCAAAAATTTTTTACATTCCCCTTGACAACGCCATATCTACAATGTAAAATCTTATTGTCAAGTAGAAAGAGGGGGAGCACATGACATTAGCCAAATTGATTTCAGAATACAGGAAATCACATGGATTTTCTCAGCGACAAATGGGAGCTCAATGCGGCTTGTCAACTGGCTATATTTCCTTAATTGAAAAAGAAGTAAATCCACAAACGGGAAAGCAAATGATTCCCACCCTTAATGTCTTAAACAAAATTGCAAAGGGCATGAATATGACGATTGATGAGCTCTTTTCCGTGTGTGACGATATGCCCGTCAATACAAGTGAAAGCGAAACTGAATCAGAGCCAAGTTTTACAGGAGAACAAATTGGTCACCGCATCAAAGAGTGCCGTGAAAGAATTGGTATAACTCAAACTGATCTTGCTAACTCAATCGGTGAATTAAAGCAAACAATATATAAATATGAATCTGGTTTTATTGAAAATATCCCGATTAAGAAGCTGGTGCTTATAGCTGAACATTTGAAAGTGTCTCCAGGTTACCTTATGGGCTGGGAAGAACACCCGGATCAAAAAGAAAAACCTGCCCCCAAGGAAGGGGACAAGCTTAGTTTGGAGATTATGAATTTGTTTTTTTCGTTGCCGGAAGAGAAGCAGCGGGAGGCCTTACACTATCTCCGCTATCTTGCAGAGAGCGAAGGAAGGAAATAAGCGCAAGCTTCTTTTCGTTTGACAGAGCGCAAATTTCCCGGTACATGAGATCCAGTTCTTTCACATTCAAGACAATCACTTCTTTCTGTTTTGCTGTGCTCGGGAGGTGAAAGAATTGTAGCAAAATCTACAGGACTTTGCTTGAAGATGGAAGATTATAACACATGGCCGAAACCGGCAACATTATGTTGCGGTTGAAATAAAATAAGCATACAACGAGGGGATTGCATGGAAGAAAAAAAGTATGAAATTGAAGTACCATTATCCTATGGATCGCTTTGTATTGATGGAAGTAATCTTATCATTGTACAAAAGAAATCCGAAGAAATAATTCCTATTGCAAATATTCAATCTTTCTATCTGTCTGAGCCAAAAGGTTATGTTAGACCTAGGGGGAAAATCAAATTCACAACTGCGGCACATGGAACCGTGGATATTGTCAATTTAGGATTTGGAATAAGTAGTGCTTCTGACAGCGGACGTCAATTCGTTTATTATGAAGAAGATTATGAGGCCGCAAAGCAAATGAGAGATTACATTTCAAATTTTAACTCCACACCCAAAAATGTGAATGTACAGCCTCACAAAGAGGAACCGGTATCTACAGCAGATGAGATTAGAAAGTTAAAAGCATTGCTTGACGAAGGAATATTGACCCAAGAAGAGTTTGCGGCCAAGAAGAAGCAACTGCTAAACCTATAAAAATAGAAAATGCCCTCCGGCGCTACCAACACCAGAGGGCAAGGAGATCTACCGGCGGGAACCGGCAGAATAATCGTGCAAATATATTGTACCGCTTCCCGCCAAAAAAATCAAGGCGGGATTTTTGCGCCCTTTTTTAGGAGGTATAGGTACAATATGGCAAAAGCAAAAAGGCTACCTAGCGGGAGCTGGAGAGTACAAGTGTTTGTCGGTAAGGAGGACGGAAAAAGAAGATATAAGTCCTTTACTGCGGAATCAAAATGGGAGGCTGAATATCAAGCCAGCCAGTATGCCAGGAATCGCAAGGAGAGAAAAAATGTGATGAATATCACCGTCTGTGAAGCTGTTACTCGTTATATAGACAGCAAGGATGGGGTTATTTCACCGGCTACAATAAGAGGATATCGATCAGTGCAGAACAATGGGCTGCAGAATTTGAAAGACGTCAAATTGAAGGATCTGACCAATGAAGCTATCCAGCAGCAAATTCGAGCCAAAATTAAAACCCATTCCCCTAAGACGGTCTTAAATGAACATGGGATACTAACCGCTGCTCTAAATATGTTTTATCCTGAATTTCGGGTTAATGTATCTTTACCTCAGAAGAAAAAACGCCCTCAAACTGTTCCCACTGATACCCAGGTAAAAGAGCTCCTGGCTCTGGCAAAGGGAAAGGACATAGAATTGCCGATCATACTTGCTGCCATGGGGAGCTTGCGTGAAGGAGAAATAGCTCCTCTAAATGTTGAAGATATCTTAGAATACGGTGTAAGGGTAAATAAGGATATGGTCAGAGATCAATACCAAAAGTGGGTAATCAAGATGACTCCAAAAACAGATGCCGGGAACCGTGTTGCGCCATTGCCCAAAAAAGTAATACAAATGCTGAAAGAGTACACCAAAGAGAAAGAAAGTGAAGATAGGATTTTCGTGATGACCCCAGAGGGAATATATGACCGTTACAAGAAACTAAGAAAGAAATGCGGAATGGACAAATGCCGTTTCCATGATCTTCGGCACTATTATGCCAGCGTTGCCCATTTGTTAGGTGTACCAGATCAATATATCATGAAAAATGGTGGCTGGACAGACAAAGGTACTCTCCAGCAAATATACCAACACGCTCTTTCGGATCACGAAGAAATGGAGGACAAGAAGATTACAGGCCACTTTGAAATGTTTCTAGACACAAAAGGCGAAGAATCAGAATGAGCTTCTTTTTTGCAAAATTCGTGTTGCATTTCGTGTTGCATAACTTCATTTTTTTCTTATTTTTGACCCATATTTACTATAAATTCGGTCACAAAAATTTGTGAGAAAAACCAGTAAAAAGGCCAGTGTTCATGCGGATTCCCGCATAATCACTGGCTTTTCTTAATGGCTGGGCTGGCGGGATTCGAACCCACGGGTGACGGAGTCAAAGTCCGTTGCCTTACCGCTTGGCGACAGCCCAATATAGGAGATACGGAGCCTAATCGCTAAAATTAAACTCCGCATCTTTTAGGTGGGGTGGAAGATGGGACTCGAACCCACGGTCTCCAGAGCCACAATCTGGCGCTTTAACCAACTAAGCTACATCCACCATATTGGCGCGCCAAAAGGGACTCGAACCCCTGGCCTACTGCTTAGAAGGCAGTTGCTCTATCCAGCTGAGCTATTGGCGCGTATGTGAGGGGCTGTTTCCCGGCCCGCAAAACAGGGAAAACCGTAAGCACGGTGATTCCGGCAAATTTTTAGGCGGTCAAAACCGCCTGCGGAAAGCCAAAGGCTTTCCGAATCAATAGGAAAAATTGGAGCGGGTGATGGGAATCGACCAGCGGCTTGCGCCGCTGCTGGCTCGTCCACCCCAAGCTTGTGGCTTGTGGTACCGGACTCACCGCTCTTCTCTAAAAATGTGCCGCAG